TCAAGCACTGTTCTTCTCCTTGAGTTTGGACATTAAATTTTGAACAAACTCATGTAGTGATGGGCTTTGTTCATCTAATTCGTCAAGCTCTTGTTGAGTTAAGTCAACCCATTCTTTTGTCAGTGGGCTTTGTTCTTTGCAGTGTGGGCAAATGTAGTACTGCTTGGGCGGCACAGGGTCGCCACTGTAGTCGGTAGGCATAGGCATGTTGGGTTGCAGTGGTATGGGTGTCATGTGTTCTTCTCCTTGAGCTTAGATTCAATGGCTTTGCAAATAGCAACAATGCGTTCTTCAACTCCTTCTGAGCCTGTACCGTATTCATAAATAAAATCAAGCAACTCATGCCCTTCTTTGCGTGTTACGTCCATAGCCTCCTCCCCCGTCAGCCCTACCCATGTGCGCTGTGATGGGGCGGTGTAGAGGGGTACGCGGTCTTCACCCGCAGTCTTGTAAATCGTGCCGCACCCAACTGAACCAAAATGCTTACGAACCTCGTCAATCTTCACCCAGCCTTCAACCGCATTCCAGTATTCAAAGGGTTCAAGCGACTCCTCCTGCACTGGTTGCGGCGTGGTGTAAAGCGGTTTGTAAGTCCAGCCATCAAGCAAATGCCCTTCTGGGTTTTCGTAGTGGATGTCATCCTCCTCCCCATACTCGTTGATTGTCATCCACGCCACAGGCTCTTGCTCTGTGCGCTGTGGTGGGTGGGTGTAGAGGGGTTCAACCCAACCTTTGTGATTTGGATTTCTTTTATTCCAGTCATCCGCATAGCTTTCGTTGTTTTCGTAAGTCTGGTAGTCATATCCACCTTCACCATCAAACGTGCGCCACGCCACAGGCTCTTGCTCTGTGCGCTGTGCAAGATGCACAGCCCTTGGTGTACAAGGCTTTAAACAAGTATCGTATTGCTGACAGCAAATATCTAGCGGCTCATCGGGGCAGTCTTCGCACTTCGTTTTGCAGCCGTTCATCTTCATGCACCAAGGCTCTTGCTCTTTTGCCAAGGCTTTTTTGATGGCGGTTATGGCTTTGTCAAAAGCGGGGCGCTCATATTTCAAGCGATAGCTATTTACGCAATCTTCCAGCAATGGAAGCGCCAGCTTCAATGCTTCAGTAGTGTTATCCATTTCTGTCTGCCTCCCATGTGCCGTCTTCAATTTGTTTAAGCTCGTTGCGCTGTGCGCTGGTTAATTGCTTTTGCCACAACTCACGTTCTTGCTTTGTCTGCGCCAACAGCTTGCCAATAATTCCGTAGCAAGCGGCATGAAGATTGTTTGCTTCTTCGTAATTGCGTGTGCCAACCTGACACCGTTTCATTATTTGCTCTGCTTCTTTCATGATTCAATTCCAAAATGTTCTTTCAACTGACCACCATCTGCATAAGAAACAACTTCGCCGCTATGTTCGTCTATGTCAAATGCGGCATCAACCAAGGTTGCACATTCCACAATAATCAACTCGGCAAATTTTGACTCAAATGCTTCAGACCAAGTGGGTTCACCTCTAAAGTTTTCATCAGCATATTTTTCAGCTTGTTCCGAAAGTTGTTTAATCCGTTTGTTCATGCTTCACCTCTGGCTCTGATAAGTTTTGCGGCATCAACAACCTTGTCCCAACCCCAATACTCTTGTGCCTCTTGACACACTTTTGCACAGGCTTCACGTTCTTTGGCGGCTACAAGGTTGGCAAATGCCAGTATGCAAAATTCAAACTTGGCTTTGTCCATACCAAGCCCGAACAACTTCAAGCCAGTAGCTTCTGCTGCTGCAATAATTTCTTCATCAGTCATGTTCATTTTGCTTTCTCCCGTAGTGTTTTGATGTGGTCGTCCCACTTAAGTCCGTTCCTGTGTTTCCATTTCTCCAACTTGTCAGCTATGAACCGTTCGTTGCCTTTGAACAAGCGTGTGTTCATTGCCATGTTTGCCACGACTTCCATGTCAACAGCGTGTTCACGGTTTTCCACCGCCTTGTTGTGCATACCATTGATGGCAAAGTTAATGATGGCTCTTGCTGTCTCTGGGTCTTTTGCACGGTGTTCTACTTCAAGTAAAAACTTGTGTTCATCAATGTTCATTTGTTACCTTCCGTTGTTATTTCTTCGGTGCGATTGCGTATGCAGTTTTTGCCACAAGATTCTGTGTAGTGACGCACAGTGTTTACCTGTTCGCCGCAACGTGTAAAGTAGTGCGTCCCATCATCCACAAACTTGTAAACCCTGCAACCATCCGATTCGGACAAGAGTCGCGGCACACGCATCTCGATCCTCTGTTCATCGCTTGGGCCAAATGTTGACTGCAATACCCAAATAAAACCAAGCATAGAACCAAGCGCAACTAATGCTGCAAGAATTACAAAGCCCGTGATTTTGAAGCTGTCTATGATGTCATCTCTCATTTCTTCATCTCCCTGATGTAGATAGCCAGTGAACTGGTGGTATCGTTACCAAAGCCCTTGAGCTTCTCAACGTGCAGCGCCACTTCTTCAATGGTGTCGTTTCTTGTAAGGTGAAAAAGGTAATTAAACTCCTTACCCAAATCCTCCCTGACATTTACACCATAAAGATATAGCTCATTTGTCATTTCTTTAATACCAGATTCAGCGCCAATTCTGTCTAGCCTTGTTGTTATGGCTTCAAATTGTGGTTTCTCAGGCAATGTCTCTGGTGTTGGTCTGTTGAATTCAGTCATGCTTTCTCCCTTGTGATCTTCGGCTTCCTGCGTAGGACGTACAGCCAATACTTAAATGACTTATGTCCTGCTCTCCATGCGCCAATGTTTAAACGGACTGCGTACAAAAAGATGCCCCACCTGTACCCCCATGCAAGGTCTTTCTGCATGGCATCCCAGTCGGCAAAGCAACCATCGCTGTATGTGATGCGGTATTTAGTCATCTCCGCCTCCGTTCTGCATCCAGAATATCGCCCATCCAATCAGGGCGCAGATAGTAATCAGCGCGACTGCACCGAAACCCATCAGTACCACAGTTATTAGTACATCCCACATATCAACCTCCAAAGATTTTCTTGAGGGCATCGTACAGGGTGCGTGCCTGCACAATACTCATGGTGTCGAGCACTGTGTCTACGTCCCACGGAGTTGTTGTACTTTGAGGTGTCAGCGCGGCAATGCCTTGCCCCTTTACCACCGCCTTGGGCTTGTTCACAATTTTGTTGACACGCTTACCCTCTGCCCGAAAATGCTTGGTTGCTTTCAGTGGTGTGTACTCAGGCACGATAGTGTTGTATCTACCATTGGCATCTTTCGATACTTGCCCTTGCTTTAAGAACTGCGTGATGAGGGAACCCACTGACCCTGCGTTGAACCCTCGCGCTGTCAGTGCGGCACGTATCTCACCGCTGCTACGAAAAGGGTTGTTCTTGACGTAGTTGAACGTCTCGCGTGACACGTTGTTGGTTGGGGTGAATATATTTTTTGGCACTTGCTTCTCCTGTTGAATTCGTTTATCGTCTTGTTCCCACGTTGAAAGCGCCGTGGTCAGCGCCGTCTTTATGTCAGGCATGAGTGTTCCCTCTTCTTAGAAACTGAATTTACTTAAGATTGCATCGACGTTCTTCTTGACATCTTGACGCACAGCCTCGTTCCTACGTAACTCAGTCGGTGTTACACCAACCAGTACTTGTTCGAGGTCACGCCGCGCTGTCTCCAACGCGGGGTCGTTCACAATGTTGAGTGCCTTAGTCAAGTCACACAACTCAAGCGCACCTTCTACCAACGTATCGTGGAAACGTCGAGGCTTAGCTTCACCCTGCACATAGTCAGTAGTCAGCCTGTCGGACATGCGCTTCAGGTGAGCACTCAGTCGTTCACGCACATCTGACATGGCGTTGTCGATACGTTCTTGGGTCAGCTTGTCCAGCTTAGCTTTCAGCTCAGCCTGTGCGGCATTGCCTACGTCTACGCGGAAGTCACCCGCTGTGGGTACGGGCATGTAGTTAACGCGGAACGAAAACTTAGTCATGATCTCATTCGCGGTGGGGTAGGCATCTCTCTTGAACATGTCACCTAAAGCCATAGCCTGAGCAGTAATCAGCGTGGGATAGATTGTCACGAACGACTTGACCAACGCAGTGAACTCATGCTCGAAGTCATCGAGCTTCTCAGTGAATGCCATGAACGATATGTTCGGCAACAAGCGCAAGCCGGAGTCAGACCAAGGCGATGTCTTGTCGTAAACATACTGACGCGCACGACCAACAGCTTGTTGGATAACTTCCAACTCTGTGCGACCTGCAAGCAGGTGCACGTTGACACGCGCCGCATCTCTAGCGGCGGCATGCTTGGTTGCTACAACCTCATCGGTTGTTGTCTTGTCCAGCTTACGTGCTGTCCATACGGACGCGTTGAATTCAACAAGCATCGCGCATGTGTCGATGTTGTAACGAGGGGTGGTGTTTGTATTCATGGTTTGCTTTCCTTTGGTTGGTTGATTACTTAGTGCCGAAAAAGATTTTGTGCTCAGCCAACATCTTGCCGAAGTTAGTGTTGGTAACGAACACACCTACGCGCTGAGATGTAGACACTGTGTTGCAGAAGATTGACTGCATCTCTGCACGCATACGCCACACATACTCAGTGACTGCTGCTGCTTCGTCTCTGGTCTGTGCACGCGACACAAACTGAAAGACTTGAATCAACTGCGCGGTGGGATTGTCAGACAGCGGTGCCTTAGCAGGGTCAGCGATCACACGCGCATAGTCACAGATGTCACGACCGAAGCGAACGAACGATGCCATCGCCTCAGCAGTAACGATACCGACAGTGCCTATCAATGCTTGCTCAAGAGTGTCGTCGTCAAGTACGTGCATGCCCTCATCCAAGATGTCACCAGCGGCGGCGAGTGAACGAGGAGTTGCATACGCGAGTTGCACAGACTTGGGATTGAAGATGTGCCCGTTATCTTTGGATAACGTCTTGCCCTCAAACTTGCCACCCTTCTCGTAGTCAAGGAACGAGTCCATCACCATCGGGTTGTTGTCAACGAATGCGATGACCATAGGATTGATACCCGCATCGGTAGCCCAACGCACCCACTCGACCGCATTCGGCTTACGCATCTTGACGAACACAAGACGGTTACGCAAGTGCGCTTGGATGGAATCGCCAAGACCCTCGACCGATAGATTGGTAGCGGCAAAGACAACACTACCCTCAACGAAGTGGTAGTTACCAACGCGTTGCTCGTACACGATAGGCGCGAGTACGTTCTTGATGAACTGCGGTGCCTTGGCGATCTCATCTAAGAACGCCATGATTGGCTTGCCGCCATTGACACCGCGTTGATTAGTCTTGCTGACACCGAAGCGTTCATTGGGAAGCTCACGCGACACGCCGTTGTCGCGGTCAAGGTCAGGCATCCACACCGAACCATCGGACAACTGAGTGCAGTCGATAGGGTCAACGGCAATGTGGTCAGCGAACTTGGGCATGCGCTTGAGTTGATGGAACAGCGCGGTCTTACCGATACCGTTCTCACCCTCAACGATTACTGTGCGCTTGTGACCGATAGCGGCGATGAGGTTGATGACCTGAGAAGAAGAGAGATATTGATTCATGGTTACTTTCCTTTGAGTTGATTACAGAGAGATGTTTAACAGCTTGCCGTGAGTGGGAACGAACGAGTCGTTGTCCACCACACCCCACAGTGACGGCATCGGGGTGCTAGGCGTATCGCAACCGAGGTACCCATCGGTCAGCCATACGATTCCTTTTGCTTCTATCTTGTGCTCACGAATGTAGTCAACGACAACTTGTGGAGTTGTGCCGCCACCGCCTTGAGGTTTCAAGAGAGATGCAATTAACTCGTACTCAGTTGGCTTGAACAACTGGTCACCACATACAGCGTTGTCCCACCACAGGATACGAACAGCTTCGGGCTTGACCAGTTGACAGATGCGAGCAACCTCGCCAAAGAGTAAACGATAGTAGGGATACATCGAACCAGATGTATCGCATGCGAGTATCAACTCGCCGACTGACTCAGTGAAGTGCGATGGCATGATGAAGCCAGACGCAAGCAGTCGTTTGTTGGGAGGGCAGAAGCGTGAGTTGTCATCGCCTTGGGACATGGAAGTTATCCAGTCCTGCATAGCAGGTCGCCAGTCAGTGATGCGTTCCTTGGCATGACCAAAGATGTCACGACCACCTGCACCTTGACCCGCTAGCTTGCGAGCAAGCATCTCGCCTTGACGATTGGCATCGTCAATCTGTTTGCTTAGCTTCTCTTTATCGTCCTCAGCAAACTCGCCATCCTCATGCGCGTCGATGGGTTCATCGTGTCCGTTGTCACCATCGCCATCACCGTCACCTTCTTCGGGTTCCTTACGTCCCTGTTTGATGAGGTCATTGAGTACCTGAGGGAAAGACCAACCGAAGTATTTGCGGTCAATCAGTAGCGTCTTTGTGGGGCGTTCAACAAACTCGAAGTTAGGGTCAAGCTCTTCGATGAGTGCATTGACCACGTAGTCCTGCGCTATGTTGCACAGCTTAGGCATACGCTTGACCTCTGCGCGATACAACACACAATGCTTGAGTGCAACGTGGAAGTTTTCATGCAGTGCTAGATACCGCAGTTGCTTGCGGTTGAGGGGTGTGATGAAAGACACGCCATACTTCTTGTCACGCCCATTGGTGGATGCAGTAGGCACCTTGTCTGATACCTCAGACTTGCCCATGCAGATCACTGCGCTGAGCAGTGCAAACTTTGGATGCCGCATGCAGTCTATGTTGACCGCTTGTATGCGTTGGTTGAGGGTCATCTTCTCGAAACTCATTTACTTCTCCTGTTATGTTTAACACTATATCACAATCTGTCAAAGCTTGGACAGCCTTGACAGTACTAGGACTTACCCGAACACGATGTTGGTACGCGGGTAGTCACTCTCCACAACGAATTGTGGAATCTCTACTTTCTCGGAACGTTGGTCACCTCCTGTCAGTCTGTTGATACGCCCAATGATGGCGGTGCGAAACTCGGGCGGGGTTATCTGCTTCTCCAGCTTGTCGATGGAGTCAACAGTGCGGTTCTGCCATGACCCCATGTTGAAGTCGCGTTGGTTGTATGCACGCTTGGATGCGAGCACGTCGTATGCGTTCTGACACAGCTCGAAGAAGTGATTGATAGCTAGCTGGTCAGTGCTACCTTTTGCCATATCACATACCGAGTCCTGATACCTACGCTCACTGCCCCCACTGAATGGAGAACCAGTGTTGCGGGTCACCTCTGCGTTGTTGTGGAACTCAGGCATCCGCATCTGCGCCAACATGATGTAAGGCTCGAACAACTTGACCACCTCAGCACGCGCCGCTCTGTCGTCTTTGCTTGAGACTTTGCGGTAGTGCTTGGTGTGCACTGAGTTGGTGGTATCCAACACGCCATCCACGTAGTGGTAGTCGGCACTGAAGTTAGCGCCGTCGTGATGTAGCGATGACCTGTGGTAGATGGGTGCTATCACTACCTTATTCTCATCCGCAAGTATCTCTCTCTTGCCGCTACTAACACCCAGCACGTGGTACATGAAGTCTCTACTCGTTATGGATTGGTCGCCCATATACAAGCGTCGTTCGTGTAGCTTGCCGTCGATTACCTGCGGTGTGAAGTACCTTGCCATCACTGTGCTGTACAGAACCAAGTCATAGTACTCAGCGTGTTTGACTAAACGATAGTGGTGGTAGGTTTTATAGATGGGGCGTTCGTTCTCTGCCCAAGTCTTACTACGCACCGCACCGCGTACATTGAATTGTTTCTCTGCCTCTTCGTATGTGCGTACATAAGGCATGTGTCTTGTTGTGTTTCCAAACATGTTGTTTACTCCTGTGTTGTTGCTGCTTGTTTAAGTGCGGGGAAATCTGTGTGTACTTGGTGTGATGAGTAGATGTATTCGTGAAGCTCAGTGGTATCGTCCCCACCCTCGTTAATTGTTTCAACTCCATCCTCACCGACCTGCATGATGCGATACCCTGCGTTCTTGTACAGCTCGACTGCCCACTCCATGATTACGTTGTGTGCTTCCACATAATCAAAGCTCTCGTACCACTTGATGTCTTCCGCGTAGTAGGTGATGATCGGTGCCTCATACCTTGTCTCGCAGTCGTTGATTGCTTCTGTCAGTGCGTCATCTCGACGATGCCTGACTAGCTCAGTGAACACATCGCGTTCATCTGTTGTGTGAAAGCGTATGACATACGCTACGTTTGATCTATACCCCATCTGTTAGCTCTCCCTTGTTGTTGAATCTCCAGCCATTGATGTAAATGAGTTCTTTAAAGTTTTCTTCACTTGTATAGCCCTCATACGCCTCTCTCAAAGCGTCATAGATTTCATCGGCGTATTCTTTTGCCCGACTGATCGCAAACTCTTCAAGCTCACAGACCAAGCGCTCGGTGTCGATTGCTTGGTTTAACTCACACACTGGCGCACCTTGCAAGATGCCGTGCTGTATAACGTCGCCGTTGTCCTCACCCAAAGACGCATAGCATCTGATGCCCTCATAGCTCATCGTCCCTGAGTGGTTGTAGTGGAAAGACTTGCGTTGCACGCCCATGCGTGTATCCACCCAATCGTTTCGCAGTAGTTCCAATAGTACTGTGTACCTTGAGAACTCAGGATGTTCGTGTGTGACGAAGTGCTCAATGAACGTCATCAAATACACACGCCCTGTCCACGAAGCACCATCGCCTTGAGAATAGAACCCGCTGAATTGAATGTCATCAAGGTCAAACCCTTTAGCGAGTCCATCATCTTTGAAGCGTGCGTACACACACTCGTACCAATCATCAGGCGGCTCGCCATACAGTTGTATGGCGTTGTCCTTTGCTCGTTGGTCGAGGTCTTCAAATTCCATTCATTTTCTCCAGTAGTTTCTTCAATACCTCCACCATTTTCTTTTCAAGTATTTCCTCCACAGTTTCAATAATCATCTCCTCCACGCGGTCTGCGTCAGGGTAGTCGTTGTCGCTGAGGTATGTCTCTATCTTGTCGTCAACGTCATACGCATCAAACTTGTCATCGAAGTCGTAGTCAGTGATTGCGTCATGCACTTGGTCGCTGATGTCGGTGTCACGCACCTCTCTGCGTACTTGTTCGGTAATCCTATCGTCCATTAACTCCAACACCGAGTCATTGTTCAGATGTTCCTCTGTGTCGTTGTGCTCGCTTATAGATTCTTCTGCGATGTCCTTGATGGTCTCCCTGAACGCCTCGTCGATATATCGCACGGCACTATGCGCTTCAAGCACGGCGCTGACCTTTGCGTCAACTTGTTGGTCAATGTGCTCATTAATTGCGTGAAGCAGGGTGTGGATAAGCGTGGTCTTTGGCTGAGGGGTTACCTCGGGGGTTGGTTGTGCTACTTGTTCCACTGCGTTGATTTCGGTTTGGTTTACTTGGTTCATGATTACTTTCCTTTACTGGTTTGTTGGTGAAGCGCACCAACGACGCAACTCGCAGACACCATGTCTGCCAGTTTTTCTACGATGAGTGTTCCCGACGTGCCTTGGCTTACAAGTAGCACATCACACCTGTATGCACGCGCCACACGAACAGGTCGAGGGCGAGAACGATGAACGCTGTCAGATACGCACCCACAAAGGCGATGCGTATTGGTGTGAATGTTGGTGTTGGTTTGAAGCGTGTCATGCTGTGTACACCGTTGTTAACTTCTCACGCACTTGGTTGAGTACATCGAAGCGGCGTTGTATCTCGCCTATCTTCACATTGCGCCACGCCTCATCCTGTTCTTCGTAGCGTGAGTCCACATACTCGCGCACATTTCCTCCCGCCCTTTTGTAGATGTGTCCCTGTATGGCGATGAACAATGCCTCTGCTTGTTCCACTGTTAAGGTTATTTGTTTGTGTGTCATGTTGTTAACTCCTTGGGTATCTCGACTTCATCGCCGAGTTTGCTTGCTACATAGCACCGCATGGCGGCTTCAAGTAGCGTCTTTCCGTAGTACCTCTTCGCCTCTGTGTCGTTGGCTATGTCGTAACAGCCTTGAGCAATCCAGTCGCCGCCGTTCGTCCTCATCAGCATCGGCACTTCCCTCTCAACAATCTCCCCACCTTGCCACCAGCTACCGCTTGGGTTGTATGTCCAGTCCACAAAGTAAGCGAGTGTCGGGTTCTCCACACGCACCACCCACCTATCGTCTGACCCATCCGCAAGATACGCTTCCTTGTCCCAGTCCTCGGGTCTACCCAAGCGTGGGCGGTACACCTTGTCACCTTCGGCTTGCGCCACCGCCCAGTTAAGGGCGTGTCCTGTCAGTTGATTTGTTTTCATTCTGCTTCTCCCTCTGTTATGTCCATGTATTTACGCAACTCTTCAAAGTTGTAGACGAAGCGTCCATGCTCATCACGAAAGCGCCACTCATCACAGACAGCGCACCCTGCCTCATAGGTACGGCATCGCTTGCCTATGGCACCACGCAAGAACTTGAAGCCTTCCTCTGATATGTAGTGGGTCTTAGCCCTTTGGCGTATCTGTCTGACTTTCATTTAAACCCCCTCATTGAATAAGTCCTCGAATGTGTACCCCTCCCCCTTTTCAAAGTCCTCCTCTTGCAACGGCGGCAACTGCATTGCCTTCTCCATCATGTGCCACACATCACGCATGGACTCAGGCGTTTCTGACCCTGTGCATGGGTTGCCATAGCCTGTGGGTTTGCCGTCGTTGTATGTCACCTCTTTCAGACAGTACCAATCCTCCCCGTTGTTCTCTGACTTGGCGTTGACGATGCGGTAGTTCCATGTGAAATCAAAGTCACTCATTTACTTCTCCCAAAGTTGTTTATACAAACTCGCAGACACCATGTCTGCCAGTTACTTACGCCGAGCCAACAGCTCGGGCACTTTCATGCTCGCCTTGTCCTCCTTTCTTATGCTCATCCACCTGTCACGCAAGGACTCGACTCCGAAGTCGGACACCAAGTCCCACCAGTTTCTCTTCTCGTTTTTATATTTATGTGGGTCTGCCTCGTAGTCGAGCAGGATGCGGCTCTTCTCCCTTGTCAGTACTGACAAGTACTTCTCCAGCAGTTTTAAATACTCGTCATTGTTTACTTCTTCAGCGTAGCGTATCTGCGCCCGCACCTTGTGTATCTCGTATGTCATTGGCGACAACACCGCTTTTAATTCTTTGCGCCACTGGTCAACCCACGCCTCATATCTCGCCTTGCTCATCACAAGCCTCGCCATGCGTTGGCGTTCTGCCAGTATCTCCAGCATGCGTGCCTCTTTGATGTCGCCACTCACCACCATGTTGTGTAGTTGCTTGGGCGTTTGCTTGCGCGGCGGCTTGCGTTTGGGTTGGCAGTCCTTGCAATTCTTTGAACTGATGGTCATCAGCACGGCACCTTTCATACCTCGTGCTTGCATTTGTGCACGAGATAGTCGGCGTTTGAATTGTGCAAGGGGCTTTTCTGTCCCGCATTTAGCACATTTTTTGTAGTCCTTTTGCATGAGAAAGACCTTTCTTTTTAGTGGGAGATACCCACTTGTTGCCTTGTGATACCCACCATTTTGCATGAGGGGACAAACACGCGGGTATCAGGATTGTCCCGTGGTTATTGGTAATTTTACTACTCCATACCTCGATACCTACCTGATTTCCAGAATACTAAAACCTTTTTTCTTTTTTTCAAACAAAACCACACCCACTTACCCGTATATATATATATCTATCTTTTAATCTCTTATATATATATAGGTATTGTGGGCTGGACAACGCTTGAAGCCCCGCAGGTATTGACGATGCCGATACCCGCGTGTGTGTCACGATGCGCAAAATGGTGGGTATGATACCCACTACTGTATTTAAACACAGTAGAAGGATTAGTTACTGTACTGGCAGACAGTGTGTCTGCCAGTTTGCCTGTTGTCAGAGGAGGTTTAGCTGTTTGCATTGGGTCTTTATGGTGTGCCAGTCCTCTTTCCAGCGTGCCTGTCGCAGTATCTCTGCACGCCGTGGGTCTTTGAGTCTGAGTTCTTCGTCGGCTTTGAGTTGCGCCTTGAGGGCACTGAGTTTGGCTTTGATGGATGGTTTCATGGTGTTCTTCCTTAAACGAACAGATACCAGATTGGTGTGAAGCTACGCTTGCAGACGATAGCCATGCGGTACTCATGCGCCATGATTTGGCGGATCTCTTTCAGTTGTGCTTTGGTCATGATGTTTCCTTAGTATTTGCGGAAGGTTGGGTTGTCGAGCAGGAAGGCTTTGAGTTCTTCGCCAATGGCTTTAGCCCAACGGCGTTTGTTCGTGCGGAAGCAGTAGTCTTGAAGCGTTAAGAGTCGCAGGTAGTGTTGTGTCATGATGACTTTCCAGTTGAGTTGAGTTGAATGCGACCGATCAAATTATTTGAACGATCAGGGGCTGAATGGACAAGAAAAGAAACAGCGGCGGGACAGGACATCCACGCCGCTTTGAAAAAACTCGCAGACAACTTGTCTGCCAGTTTCAGATTGAAGCCAAGAAGCGACGCTTCTCAGCCGCAGTCATTCCCTCGTACGCTGTCACAAGGCGAGCAACCTTGTCCTTCTTCTTGCTTGTCTTTGGTTTCTTTGCGTCTGCCTCGACATCCACAAAGATGTTGTCGAGAATCCTGTCGGTGCGTTTCTGCTCAGCAGTGCCTCGCCCGAATGTCCAACCCCGCTGACCCTCGTAAGGCTTGCGTGTGGCACTAGGTAACTCAGAGACATAGAACACGACATAAGGCACTGCATCCTTGCGTGTACCTATCCCGTTCTTGAGCAGTGTGTCTAGCAGACTGGCAGACGTGATGTCTGCGAGTTTCAGAGTAGGCACGATAGCCTGATAGATGTTGCTGTTGATGTGTGTTGCAAGTTTCATTGTTAACTCTCCAAAAGAAAAACCCCGCAACTGGCGGGGCGACAGAACGACTGAGTTCCCCCAATCGATAAATCTATTATAGCACAAACAGGTTGTGGTATCCCCTTGACATGGTATATGTGTATACCTTAGACCCCACCATACCCCCATCCCCCTTTGTGGACAGCGACGACCCGTCTGGCCGTGAACACTATTCCCCTCCGATTCCCAGCACTTCTGTAATACTTAATACCACTCCAATCCCACAACACCCCCCGTCAAGTCAAAACGCCCCTACCCCCATAAATTTTTATAAAATTTAGAAATAACCGCCCATAAAAAAACCCCCGGCATTGCTGACGGGGGCTAAAAGACTTTGCAGTCTAGGAGAAGCAGTGGTTGCCCACAACTTGAAATAAGTGTACACTGCAACCCAACGCGCAACAACCCTGTGTAAAAACACAGCTTATAAAAATGTTGGAGCATTTGGTGCAGTTTTCCCCAGACGACACCGGTCTGGAAGATTTCGTAACAATAGCTGCTGTAGATACGGCGGAACTTCTGTCGGCGCAAATTGCCACCGCGCAGTGGCTAGAAGAATTGGGCGCAACGCCTGACGAGAAGATACATACAGAAACCCAGACCCATCTGGCACGCGACGCTTTTAAGATGATCGTGTCTGACCAAGACACCGACGAACAGAAAACAAAACTCCTGCAACTCAAAACCCCCGCCGCTGTGCGCCACATCACGGGCATGCTCACAGCGTACGACTGGGAATTTGTACAGATGGCCAAGGAACTCCGTGGGTACACGGTGGCCAAGTTGTTTGAGGAAACGCAATCCCCCAACGCCAACATTCGCCTGAAAGCTTTAGGCTTACTGGGTAAAGTTACAGAAGTCGGGCTATTTACCGACAAGATTGAAATCAAAAAGACCGATCTGACAGACGAAGAGATCGACCGCAAGCTCAAAGAAAAGCTGGCCAAGTTCATGGGCGTGACCGACGCTGAACCAATAGAAGACATAGAGATAAACGAAAGCCGCAATGAACCTGAACGAACTGACGCTCAGCCCGACTGAAGCGCAGGCGATTCAACGCGCCCTCCCAACGCTTTCTCTTAAAGAGAAAGTGGAATTAATGGACATGTTGGAGGAACGTGAGAAACGGTACGCGCTGGTGGCCGGGCGCACAGACATGATTAAGTTTGCCATGCACGTCTACCCCGGATTTAAAGTCGGGCCGCACCACAGGAAGCTGGCCAAGATATTTCAGGACGTGATTGCCGGTAAAAAGAAGCGCGTCATCATCAATATTGCGCCACGGATGGGTAAGTCCGAGTTCTCCAGCTATCTGTTCCCCGCGTTCTTCCTAGGTAATTTCCCTAATAAGAAGATCATCATGGGAACGCACACCGCATCGCTGTCCGAGGACTTCGGACGCAGAGTCAGAAACTTACTGGACGATGAGCAATACCATGAACTTTTTCCTCAAACGCTTGTGGCTGACGATCAGAAGGCTGCTGGAAAGTGGTCTACTGCTGCTGGTGGTCAGTATTATGCTGCCGGTGTTGGTGGTGCTCTGGCTGGTCGGGGAGCTGATCTTTTCGTTATCGACGACCCGCATTCTGAGCAAGATGTTAAAGCCAATAGCCGACTCGCCTTCGACACGGCGTGGTCGTGGTTCCAGACAGGCCCACTCCAACGACTGATGCCGGGCGGGGCGATCATTGTCATCATGACGCGCTGGGGGCCGTTGGACTTGACCGGTCGCCTAATACAGTACCAAGCCAATAACCCAGACTCACCCCAGTGGGAGATCGTGGAGCTACCGGCCATTCTGAACGAAGGTAAGGAGAACGAGAAGTCACTCTGGCCAGAGCAGTGGCCACTGGAGTCCCTCCTGAGCGCCAAGTCCTCAATGGAGCCACGGTACTGGAACGCGCAGTACATGCAGCAGCCAACCAGCGACACGGCGGCGATCATCTCCAGAAAACATTGGCGCATATGGGAACCCAAAGAACCCCCCAGTTGTGAATACATAATCCAGAGCTGGGACACGGCACACGAGACAAAGAGCACATCTGACTACAGTGCGTGCACAACGTGGGGCGTGTTCTACAACGAAGAAGAGAACAACAAGGCGCAGGTGATCCTGCTGGACGCGTTTAAGGACAGGATGGCGTTTCCTGAACTCAAGGTCTCTGCCTTCAAGCACTGGACGGAGTGGGAGCCGGATGCGTTCATTGTGGAGAAGAAAGCCGCTGGTGGCCCCCTAATCCAAGAGCTTCGGGCGATGGGCATCCCGGTGCAGGAATTTACACCCAGCCGTGGAAACGATAAGATGGTGCGTGTCAATGCCGTGGCCGACATGTTTGCATCCGGCTTGGTGTGGGCACCTGACACACGCTGGGCACGCGAAGTGATTGAAGAAGTTGCGGCCTTCCCTGTGGGGGAGAACGATGACTACGTGGACACAACCACCCAAGCACTGCTGCGCGTCAGACAAGGCGGCTTCATCAGAATCGACACCGATGAGCCGGACGAACCCCGATTTTTCAAGCGCCGCGTGGCGGCGTACTACTGAGGATAAATGATGGCCACCAATATAGATAAAGCTCTGTACCAGCAACCCCAAAGCATGGACGACCTTGCCCAAGACGAGGAGCCGATTGAAATTGAGATCATTGACCCGGAAGAGGTAAACATCCACGCAGGGGACTTGGAGCTGAGCATCAAGCCCGGTGAAGAGGAAGACACCTTTGATGAGAACTTGGCCGACACTCTATCCGAAGATGACATCATGGAGATGGCTTCTGAGTTGGCTGGAGACATTGAGCAAGACAAGAGTTCCCGCAAGGACTGGGAACGCGCATATACAGAAGGCATCAAACTGCTGGGCTTGCAGTACGAAGAACGCACGGAGCCGTGGAACGGCGCATCTGGTGTGTTCCACCCCATGATTACAGAGGCGGTTGTCCGGTTCCAGTCAGAGACCATCACCGAGACATTCCCCGCCCAAGGGCCGGTACGTACAAAAATTCTGGGCAAAGAGACCCCCGAGAAGAAAGAAGCGTCCATCCGCGTTGAAGAAGACATGAACTACGAGCTGACAGAAGTCATGCGCGAGTTCCGTCCCGAGCATGAGCGCATGCTGTGGAGCTTGCCAGCCACCGGCTCGGCGTTCAAGAAGGTGTACTACGACCCCAACATTGGCCGTCAGATTTCAATATTTGTACCGGCTGAAGACATTCTGCTGCCCTACGGCACATCCGATCTGGACACCTGCTACCGCCTGACGCACGTCATGCGCAAGACAAAGAACGAGATTGTCAAACTGCAACAGGCAGGTTTTTACCGCGACATTGAGTTGCCTGACCCCAGCAAGGAACAAGACAACATCAAGAAGGCCAAGGACAAAGAAACAGGCTTCTCTGATATAAATGACGACCGCTACACACTATATGAGTCACATGTTGACTTGGTGCTCAAGGGTGATGAAGACAAGGATGACGACGGCGAACCGACCGGCATCACGCGTCCATACGTAGTTACCCTAATCAAAGGCTCGAACGATGTTTTGGCCATCCGTAGAAACTGGGAACAGGAAGACCCACTTGAAATTAAACGACAACACTTTGTTCACTATCAATACATCCCGGGTTTTGGAGCGTACGGCTTCGGCCTTTTCCATCTCATTGGAGGGTATGCCAAATCTGCCACGAGTCTCATGCGCCAACTTGTTGACGCAGGTACTCTCTCAAACTTGCCCGGGGGACTCAAATCCCGTGGCATGCGCATCAAAGGTGACGACACCCCCATCGCTCCCGGAGAATGGCGTGACGTAGATATTGGTTCCGGTGCGCTGCGCGACAGTATCCTGCCCTTGCCATACAAGGAGCCAAGCCAAGTTCTGATGGGTCTGCTTGGCCAGATCGTGGAAGAAGGCCGCAGGTTTGCGGCCACTGCCGACATGAAAGTGTCGGACATGTCCGCCCAAGCACCTGTGGGCACCACACTAGCTCTGCTGGAGCGCCAGCTTAAAGTCATGAGCGCCGTGCAAGCGCGGCTGCACTACACATTCAAACAAGAGCTGCGTCTGCTGGCCGCGATCATCCGCGACTACACCGACCCAGACTATGACTACGATCCGATTGATGCCCCACGCAAGGCCAAGGCTGCTGACTACGACCACGTAGACATCATCCCCGTGAGCGATCCGAACGCAGCCACCATGAGTCAACGGGTGGTTCAGTACCAAGCAGTCATACAAATGGCTCAAATGGCACCGGATATTTACGACTTGCCCCAGCTTCACAGGCAGATGCTGGCGGTGCTGGGTATCAAGGATGCTGACAAGCTCGTGCCCCTGCCGGACGACCAGAAGCCAAAAGACCCTGTGTCTGAGAACATGGCTGCGCTGCGCTTGGAGCCACTGAAGGCATTCTTCTACCAAGACCATGAGTCCCACATCAAGGTGCACATGATGGCGATGCAAGACCCCATCGTCATGGAACTGATTGGCCAGAACCCCAAAGCTCCGCAGATTCAAGGTGCAATGATGGCGCACGTTGCCGAGCACGTTGGGTACGCATACCGTCAGAAGATTGAACAGCAGATGGGTATGCCCCTGCCACCGGAAGACGATAAGCTGCCGCCTGAGATGGAGATTCAACTCTCCGGCATGATGGCCCAAGCTGCACAGCAAGTGCTCCAGCAAAGCCAAGCGCAGCAAGCTCAGAAGCAAGCTCAGCAACAACAGCAAGACCCGATGATCCAGATGCAGCAGCAAGAGTTGCAGATCAAGCAACAAGAACTCCAAATCAAGCAGCAGGACTTGCAACTCAAGGCGCAAGAGATGCAGGGTCGGTTGGAGCTGGACAACAAGCGGCTTCAGATTGATGCCATGAACAAAGCCGGTCAACTGCAACAGCAGAAGTCAGCGGCAAACATCTCTGCAATGGGCAAGGCGGGGGACATAAAAACCAAGCGTGAACAAATGCAGATGACCGAGCGCCAGCAGTCCGTGCAGCGCATTCATGATCTGACCAACAAACAAAAGGAGCCGCCTAAACAATGATTTCCGAATTCGCACGCGTATTGCGCGAAAAAATACGTACCGACATGAACAACTACGCAGATGACTGCGCTGGTGGTGGGTGTCGCACTTTTGAAGAGTATCAAAAACTTTGCGGTGTTATTCAGGGTCTAGCTATCGCAGAGCGCCATCTCCTTGACCTTGCTGAGAAAGTAGAAAAATCCGATGAGTGAACTCGTTCTAGAACCGGGGCAATTTGCCCTGCCTGAAATCCAACCCGTCGAAGCGCCAGCGCAAGACGCAACAGACGATGAAAAAGCCACCATGCTGCCAGAGCCGACAGGCTGGAAGTTGCTGTGTGCCGTACCCGACATCTCCGAAAGGATTGACGGTACTGAGCTTGATCTCGTGAAAGCCACCTCCTCCATGCGCCAAGAAGAACATGCAACAACTGTTCTGTTTGTGCTCAAGGTTGGCCCAGACGCGTACAAAGACCAGACCAAGTTCCCCGCAGGAGCATGGTGCAAAAAAGGTGACTTTGTGCTCGTGCGTACATATTCCGGTACGCGCTTTAAGATTTTCGGAAAAGAGTTCCGGCTCATCAATGATGACCAAGTGGACGCTGTTGTGCAAGACCCTCGTGGGCTTACCCGCGCTTAAAAGGAGTAGATATGGCCGAATACAAGTTCCCCGACGAACTTGATGACGACAAGAATCAGAAGGTTGAAATTCAAACCGAAGATGATGTTGAAATTGAAATCGTTGACGACACACCTGAACAGGATCGTGGTCGTCGCCCCCTTGACAAAGAGGTAGCAGACCCAACCGATGATGAGATTGAGTCATACACCCAAGGTGCCCAAAAACGCATCAAAGAGTTGACCCACGCCCGTCACGACGAACGTCGAGCCAAAGAGACCCTTTTACGGGAAAAGCAAGAGCTTGAGCGTCTTGCACAGCACTACGTCAGTGAAAACAACAAACTAAAGCAGTACGTAAGCAACGGCACAGAACAGTACGGCGCAATGGCCAAGTCTGCTGCCGAGGCTGAATTGGACAAAGCACGCCGGGATTACAAGGCCGCACAGGAGTCTTTTGACTCTGATGCCATCCTTGCCGCCCAAGAAGCGTTGTTTGAAGCCAAAACAAAAGTGCAAAATGCGCAGAATTTTCGTCCACCCCCTTTACAGAACGAAAATTATGAGGTACAACAGCGACAACAAGCACCCGAACCGGTGCGTGCTGACGAAAAAACCTTGCGCTGGCAAGCAAAAAACCAGTGGTTTGGCACAGACGGGTTTGAAGAAGTTACCAGCTTTGCACTAGGGCTGCACCAGAAACTAGTCAACAACGGGGTCGATCCCCGCAGCGATGATTACTTCGAGCAGATAGATGCTCGCGTGAAGTCGAAGTTCCCTGAAGTTTTCGGTGGAAGCGACGAAAGGCCTAGGTCGAGTGAGACTCCGAGGCGTCCATCATCCGTGGTGGCCCCTGCATCACGTTCAACCGGGACAAGGAAGATACAGTTAACGCCAACACAAGCGGCGTTAATTAAAAAGTACAACCTCGACCCGAAAAAATATGTTGCAGAAGTTTTAAAATTGGAGAATCAAAATGGCTGAAAACCGTAACCCTCGTGACAATGTGTCACGCGAAAAGCAAGCTCGTGCTGTATACGTACCGCCGACTGCACTGCCCGATCCGACACCTGAACCCGGATATATCTACCGTTGGGTAGCTACACATGTCTTGGGTCAGCACGAACCGACCAACGTGTCACGCAAGTTCCGCGATGGCTGGGAGCCGGTGAAAGCAGTAGATCATCCTGAGTTAATGATTGTTGGTAGTGAAAAAACGGGTAACGTTGAAATTGGTGGCCTAATGCTTTGCAAGATGCCTTCTGATAAAGCGGATGCACGTAATGAGTACTACGACAAACAAGCTCAGAACCAGATGGAATCAGTGGACAACCACTTCATGCGAAACAACAATCCGATAATGCCGCTGTTTGCCGAGAAAAAATCGTCAGTCAGTCGCGGAGCCGGATTTGGTTCAGGTTCTAAATAAACAAGGAGTCCTTAAATGGCATCAGTAGCATCCCCTTACGGCCTAAAACCCGTAAATGAGTTGGGCGGCACACCATATGCAGGTGCGACCCGTTCTTATCTCATCGACCCCGCAGGCACTGCCTCGAGCATTTACAACGGTTCGCCCGTGTATGTGAACTCGTCTGGCTATCTGGCTGTGGCAACCGCAACCGGCGCTGACGCGACCACCAATGGCTTTCCTACTGGCACCGCTAATACCGGTATCGTGGGTGTGTTCGTTGGCTGTTCGTACATCAACACGCAAGGTCAAGTGATCTATGCACAGTACTACCCCACAGGTGTTACTGGCGTAATTAACGCTTACGTTGTGGATGATCCCGGTGTTGTGTTCCAAGTCCAGTCCGCTGGTACTGTTGCACAAACTGCATTGGGCGCAAACATATTCTTCTCAACCAGCGCTGTGGCAACAGGCAGCACATCAACAGGTAACTCTACGGCTTCTGTCGTGGTTGGTTCCTCTGCTGTGACTACCACCGCAGCTTTCCGTGTTGTTGGGTTCGTTAATATGCAAGGCTTCTCGACTGTAGGCGATGCTTACACCGACATACTTGTCAAAATTAACCCCGGCTATCACTCATTTACCAACGCAGTTGGCCTGTAAGGAGTAACTCAAAATGGCAATTTCACGCGCACAACTACTGAAAGAGTTGCTCCCCGGACTGAACGCATTGTTTGGTATGGAGTACGCACGCTACGGCGAAGAGCACAAAGAAATCTACGAAACAGAGAAATCTGAGCGTAGCTTTGAAGAAGAGACCAAGCTTGCTGGTTTCGGTGCCGCTCCCGTAAAGAATGAAGGTTCTGCAATTTCTTATGACAATGCGCAGGAAGCTTTCACCGCACGTTACAACCACGAAACCATTGCTCTGGGTTTCTCGATCACTGAAGAAGCGGTCGAAGATAACTTGTACGACAGCCTGTCTGCTCGTTACACCAAAGCTCTGGCCCGTGCCATGTCCTACACCAAGCAAGTCAAAGCCGCTTCCGTTATCAACAACGGTTTCAACGGTTCATACTTGGGCGGTGACGGCGTTACCTTGTTTGGTAACAACAGCTCCAGCACTCGTGTTGGCCACCCGCTGGTGAACGGCTCTGTTAACTACAACAGCCCCACCACTGGTGTTGACCTGAACGAAACCTCTTTGGAAAATGCCGTGATTCAAATCGCAGCATGGACTGATGAGCGTGGTCTGTTGATCGCCGCCAAGCCTCGCAAGATGGTTATTCCACCTTCACTGATGTTCGTTGCCAAGCGTTTGCTTGACACTGAACTGCGTGTCTCTACTGCTGACAACGACATCAACGCGTTGAAGCAGATGGGTGCAATCCCTGAAGGCTACACCGTCAATCACTTCTTGACCGATGTCAACGGCTGGTATTTGATTACTGACGTTCCCAACGGCATGAAGCACTTTGAGCGTATGCCTCTGGCTAACTCAATGGACGGCGACTTTGATACCGGCAACGTCCGTTACAAAGCTCGTGAGCGTTATAGCTTCGGCTGGTCTGATCCCCTCGGTATGTGGGGTTCTGCTGGCGCGTAAGCAAAAGCTGAAAAGGGGGCTAGCGCCCCCTTTTCTTTTGAGGTATATTCAAACCATTCCGGGGTTTCCGGTGTATCTGACAGTCCCGGCTGACGACATGCAGACAGATACGCTAACTTGCATGTAAGGAAAAATCATGGCACGCACTACGTTTCAAGGCCCAGTTCGTTCATTGGCGGGTATGTACAACCAAGGCCCAGCCGCTGTTGTTGCAATCACTGCTTCAACCACATTAAACCCCACCGATCACGCTGGCCGCATTATTTCTGTTGGTGGCACATTGGCCGCAGATGTCGTTTTGACTTTGCCCGCCATTGACGTTTCAACTAACCCCACAACCTCTGGCCCCGGCCAAGACCCAAGTACATCAAACAACCAAGGCGTTGTGTACACAATCTGGGTTCCCACAACCATTGCTACCAGCTCATTGAAGATTGGCACAAACGGCACTGACAAGTACGTTGGCACAATCCTTTTGAATGACACTGACAGTGACGGCGCTACTATGCTGGGTTACTCAGCCGCAGCCGCAAACGACTTCATCAATTTGAATGGCACAACCACTGGTGGTGTTGCTGGTTCATGGGTGCAGATTTTTGCAATCGCCGCCAACAAGTACATGGTCAATGGTTTGGTGATGGCTACTGGTTCTGTTGCCACACCGTTTGCCAACTCTTAATCAACCCAACGGGGCTTCGGCCCCTGTTAAATCAGGAGTTTGATTATGACAATGCAGACAGACGTAAAAGCCGCGCACGTAGAAGCTACAGGCACAGTGGTATCTGAGCGCAACCGCCTAAAGGCATATCATTGCATTTCTGGCGGAACAGCGGGAGATGTTATTTTCCGAGACGGGGGTGCTTCTGGCACGATTCGTTTGCAATTTAATATTGGCACTGGCACGCAACCAATCACGCTATCTGTTCCGGGCGAGGGCATTTTGTTTACAACAGACATTCATGTAACGCTACCCGCAACCGCAAAAATTACGACGTTCTATGGCTAAGTCAGCAGCATGGACACGCAAGGAAGGGAAATCCGAGAAGGGCGGCTTGAACGCCAAAGGTCGGGCTTCCTACAACAAGGCGAACCCCGGCAAGCCGGGTCTGAAAGCTCCTCAACCAGAGGGCGGCAAACGCCGCGACTCTTTCTGCGCCCGGATGGAAGGCATGAAGAAGAAGCTGACAAGCGCCAAGACCGCAAAAGACCCAGATTCGAGGATTAACAAAAGCCTTCGGGCTTGGAAATGTTGAGGTAAATCATGGCAAAGAACATCAAAGCACCGGATGAACCGGATGACGCATCAGCAGGCCGAAAGTTTGGCAAAAACGAACCCGGTATGCCTGAGATGCTTGGTAGCGGTATCCGGGTTACCCCGTTGCCTATTGCTACGCCCGATGCTGCAAAAAACCTGAAAATGGATAAAGGTCTTGCTCCAGCAAATGTGGGTAAAGACGTGAAGATGCAGAAACTGGCAAAAGGCGGCATGACAGCTTCCAAACGTGCAGACGGCTGTTGCGTCAAAGGCAAAACAAAGGGTCGGATGGTATGACAGAACACACAGACAACGTAAAAAACGTATTGGATTTCGTGGCTATTTTCAGCACGTTTGGCGCGTTCTTGGAAATGTTTAACCCACTGTTTGCCTTGATTGGCGCAGTAGTGGGGGCCATGCGCATTTACGAAATGGCCACAGGTAAAGATTTTTACAAACTGCTCAGTAAAAAGAAGGCAGACGATGCCGAGCACGAGTAAGAAGCAACACAATTTCATGGCGGCGGTGGCTAACAACCCGTCGTTTGCCAAGAAAGTCGGAGTCCCGCAGTCTGTGGGCAAGGATTTTTCAACTGCCGACAAAGGCAAAACTTTTAAAAGAGGTGGTGATATGGCTAAAGCAAACCCGTTCATGGAAATGATTGCCAAGAAAAAAGCGATGGCAGCAGGTAAGAAACCAGAAATGCCAATGAAGAAGATGGCCTCTGGCGGCATCACTTCTGCCAAGATGGGTTCAGTAAAAACTGCTGCCCCCAGCCGTGATGGTGTTGCTGTCAAAGGCAAGACCAAAGGCAAAATGATTACCATGAAATCCGGCGGAAAGATGTGCTGAGATGAGAGCCAGCCGTGGAATGGGGGACATCAACCCCTCCAAAATGCCCAACGGTGTGAAGAAATCACGCCGCGATGACACCGACTTCACTCAGTACAAAAAGGGTGGAGCCGTGTGGGACAAACCACGGCCAAAGGATTTGGGTGCCCCCAAGAAACTGTCTTCCGACAAAAAAGCCAAAGCTAAGGCTGCGGCAAAAGCTGCTGGTAGACCCTACCCCAATCTGATTGACAACATGCGGATGTCTAAATAATGGCGAACACCTCTGGATCAACAGGCTTCAATTTAGACCTCACCGAACTGGTAGAGGAAGCTTTTGAGCGTGCTGGTTCAGAGTTGCGCACCGGTTATGACTTGAAAACTGCACGGCGATCACTGAACTTACTGTTTGCTGACTGGGCAAACCGTGGCATCAACATGTGGACGTTTGAGCAGGGCACGATTACCTTTGAGCAGGGGTTAAATACCTACGCCATCCCCACCGATACGGTGGATTTGCTGGATCATGTGATCCGAACCAACGCAAACGTGGCCGCAACCCAGTCAGATTTGACAATCACACGCATCAGCGTGTCAACCTACGCAACCATCCCCAACAAACTGACCCAAGCCAGACCGATTCAGGTCTGGTATCAGCGTCTGGATGGCCAGAATGCTCCTTCTGGCGTGACTTTGGCGACCACCATCACGTCCACAGACACCACAATCACCCTCTCCAGCACAGTTGGTCTGGCCACATCGGGCTACATCACGCTGGACAGCGAGACGATCTACTACACATACGTGGACGGCAACGACTTGGGTGACTGTTTCCGTGCCCAGAACAACACGACCGCCGCAGCCCACACCGCTGGCGCGGCTGTCTACGTACCCAACCTCCCCCGAATCACTGTCTGGCCCACTCCTGATGGCTCCCAAACCTATCAATTCGTGTACTGGCGCATGCGCCGGGTGCAGGATGCTGGCAGTGGTGTCAACGTCATGGACGTTCCCTTCCGTTTTGTGCCCTGTATGGTGGCTGGATTGGCCTACTACATCGCTTTGAAGGTTCCGGGTGGCATGGATAGGTTGGTGGTGCTGAAAGCCCAGTATGACGAGGCTTGGATGTCGGCGGCGGATGAAGATCAAGAACGCGCCGCGTTGCGTCTCGTGCCCAGACAGATGTTCATTGGGGGCGGCTGATGGGAAATCGGTTTGCCAGTGGCAAAAACTCAATTGCCGAGTGCGACCGTTGCGGTTTCCGGTTCAAGCTCACGGCGCTCAAGAAGCTCGTTGTCAAAACCAAGACATACGACTTGAAAGTGTGCCCTGAGTGCTGGGAACCAGATCAGCCGCAGTTGTTGCTGGGTATGTACCCAGTGGATGACCCGCAAGGGGTGCGTGATCCGCGTCCTGACCTGAGCTACCAAGTATCTGGGCGCACAGGTTTGCAAGTGGTTGAGACGGATAGCACTGCCGAAGATGCACAGGGCATACTCAGTGGGGGTAGCCGGATATTTCAGTGGGGCTGGAACCCGGTTGGTGGAGCAGCGTTCTTTGACGCAGCTTTAACACCAAATAACTTGGTTTTAGTGGTGGAACTTGGTACAGTTACGATTGCAACGACATAAGGAGTCGATCATGGCAGAAGACAAGAAAGATTTGGCACAGGACAAGAAGATGATTAAGTCCGCCGTTGGTAAGCATGAAAAGAATATGCACCCCGGCAAGCCGATGACAAAGCTCAAGGCTGGCGGTAAAACCAACGGCGACATGCTCAAGTACGGACGCAACATGGCCAAGGTCATGAACCAGCGTTCTGTTGGTCGCGGAGGCTGAAATGGCTGAATACAAACAACCCAAAACTATCCCGACCGTGGATGTGTACAACCAGCCCAACAAAGAGTATTTGCGTGAAGCAAACGTCTCTGTGGCCAACGTGCGCAGCGGAGACTACAAGGGCACCAAGACTGACGGCATTAAAATCCGTGGTACTGGCGCAGCCACCAAAGGCGTGATGGCCAGAGGCCCGATGGCATGAATTACGCCCAGCTTGTAATTGCAATTCAGGATTACACGGAGAATAGTTTTAACTATTCGACTGATCCTACGCCTATGAATACATTTATTCAGCAGGCGGAGCAACGCATTTACAACACGGTGCAGTTCCCATCTCTGAGGGCAAATAAGACAGGTGTAACAACTGCAAGCAACAAGTACTTATCTTGCCCCGGCGATTTCTTGGCGGTATATTCATTGGCGGTAATTGATGCAGCGGGTACGTACGAGTATCTGCTGAACAAAGATGTGAACTTCATACGGCAGGCATATCCCGCACCAACAGATACGGCCATTCCAAAATACTACGCTTTGTTTGGCCCGACCACAACCTCTGGTGCAAGCCCTGTGGTAACCAATGAGTTGAGCTTCATCCTTGGCCCAACACCTGATGCGGCCTATGACGTAGAGCTGCACTATTACTACTACCCCGAGTCAATCGTCACCGCATCCACAACATGGTTGGGTGACAACCTTGACTCTGTACTGTTATACGGTTCTTTGGTTGAGGCTTACACCTATATGAAAGGTGAAGTTGACATCATGACCGGCTACGACATGAAGTACAAAGAAGCCCTTGGTCTGGCCATTCGTCTGGGCAACGGTATGGAGCGCAGTGATGCTTACCGCAGCGGTCAAGTACGTGTGGCCCCGTTACCGCAGAACAATGGGGTTAAATAATGGCGTTCACTGGCAACTTTGCTTGCAACACTTTCAAGACTGGGCTGATGAACGGCACGTTCGACTTTACGACCGACACGTTCTATATGGCGTTGTACACCAATGAAGCCACACTTAATCCGGCTACCACGGCTTATACGGCTACGGGCGAAGTTGTGGCTGACGGGTACACGGCTGGCGGTCTTGCTCTCACGATTACACAGACACCTACGATAGGCAATTCACCTAATACAACAGCGTACATTTCGTTTGCAAATGCTGAATGGACAGGCGCTATTACGGCTCGGGGAGCTTTGATATACACATCTGGCGGCGCTGTTTGCGTTTTAGATTTTGGTTCAAACAAGACCTCGGCAGCAACTTTCACGGTACAGTTTCCAGCTAGTACCAACACTTCAGCGATCATTCGCATTGCGTAAGGAGCAATAAATGTCAGCAATAGAAAAAGCCCAAGCAGCCGATACCATCGGCAGCGCAATCACCAAAGCCTTGGAGGCTGGCGAGTCAGCTACCGCCAAAGGCGTTTACACGATGCAGTGTTTTGACAAAGACGGCAAGCTGAAGTGGGAAGCTGAATGCCCCAACTTGGTTGTCAATGGCGGCTTGCAGGACATGAACAACAAGTACTTCTTGGGCAGTGCATACACTGCCACTTGGTACATCGGTTTGTACGGTGCAGGCGCGACCAACAGCCCTGCCGCTGGAGACACCTCTGCCTCGCACGCTGGTTGGACTGAAGTCGTTCCTTACAGCCAAGCAACCCGTCCGGCTTGCACATTTGCAACACCAACCACAGCCAATCCGTCTGTGGCGACCAACTCAGCTTCTCCCGCTGTTTACAGTATTAACGCAACCTCAACTGTTGGTGGTGCATTCTTGATTAGTAACAGCACGAAGAGCGGATCGACTGGTACGCTGTACTCAGCTTCTGACTTTACATCCCCCGGTGATCGCTCTGTTGTGTCTGGCGACACATTGAACGTAACGTATACCCTTAGTCTGGCAGGTTAATCATGGCAACATTTAAAAAAGGCGATACCGTAAAACTGATTGGTGTTGTGCCTCTTGGCCCGGTGATCGGTATGCGCATGGATGAAGACGGCAATGTGTCCTACTTGATTGAGTGGACGGATGTTGAAAGCCATGTGCAACAGCGTTGGTTCGCTGAAGCCGAACTGGCAGCAGCCTGATATGAGCGGGGCATGACGAGTGTTCGGCATATCCGCATTCTCGCAGTCCCCCTTTTCGTCGCTTGCAAGCTCTACCTACAACGCATCCATAGTAGAGACAGCCACAGCGACGGATAGCGTTTCTTCGCTTTTAACTTTCCTTTCAGCCGTATCAGAGACATCCACCGCCACAGATGTGGTGTCTTCGGCTGCGACATTTCCAACGGCTATTGCTGAGTCTTCAACGGCAACCAACACATTTGCTGCGGCTCAGACATTCGTAACTACGGTCACTGAGACTTCAACAGCTACGGACTCCCTGTCTGCTGCGCAGACATTTGCCACCACAGTCTCTGAGACGGCTACAGCGACCAACACATTCTCAGCAGTACAGACATACCTGTCATTGATTGCAGAAACGGCAACAGCCACTGACTCCGATGCAGTAGCAGCCAGCACATTCAATGCGCCTGTGACAGAGACTGCCACGGCAACGGACTCAATCTCAGCAGCAGCTACATTCCCAACTGCGGTCACAGAGACATCGACAGCAACCAACACGTTTGCCGCTGCACAAACCTTTGCTACGAACGTGGCAGAGACAGCTACAGCCACGGACTCCACCGCTGGCAAACAGACATTCGCGTCCACGATTGCCGAGACGGCGACCGCCACAGATGCAACATCAAGCTCGTTTGCTTTCCTTGCAAATGTCAGCGAGACATCCACGGCTACAGATACCAATGTGGCCTCAAACCTGTGGGTTACCAACATTTCTGAGTCGTCCGCAGCTACAGATGCCATCGACGCAGCCGCTACCTTTGAGGCTTTGATTGAGGAATTTGGCTCTGCCATTGATGAAGTTGTGGTGGCACAGGTGTTCCTGTGCGCCATTCAAGAGACAATCACAGCGTCAGACTCGTTCTTTGCCCGGTTCTTGTGGGAGCTTATCAACGACAGCCAGACCGCAGGCTGGGGCAATATAGATACCGCAGAAAGCACAACATGGGCGACAATCAACGCTGCGCAAACCGCAAGCTGGACAACTGTTGATACCGCAGAAACCGCAGGCTGGGCAGAGATTGACAGCAGCAACCCCAATACTTGGACAAAAATTGGGACAACCTGAGAGTAAGACATGGCCTTAGTTTTAGCTGACCGAGTTAGGGAAACTACTACCACCACTGGTACAGGCACAGTCACGCTTGCCGGAGCCGTTACTGGCTTCCAATCATTTGCGGTCGTTGGCAACGCCAACACCACGTACTACACCATCGCCGGACAGGGTACAGCCGAGTGGGAGGTTGGTATTGGTACGTACACCTCCGCAGGTACAACACTGGCCCGGACAACTGTGTTGTCTTCCAGCAATTCAGGCAGCTTGGTTTCGTTCAGCGCCGGTACAAAAGATGTGTTTGTCACCTACCCGGCAGGCCGGTCAGTGTATGGCGGCGAAGGCTACACAGAGAATGATGCTCAGATTGACGTAAGTTCAACCATCAACACAGGCAGGAATGCCATCAGCGCAGGGCCAATCACGGTAGCTTCAGGCATCACGGTGACCATTCCGTCCGGTTCCGTCTGGACTGTTGTCTGATAAACCAATAGAATGCAAAAAGGAGTTTAAACGTGGCATCCTCATACACAACACTGCTAGGGCTTGTACTGCCCACAACCGGGGAACTCACGAATACGTGGGGGACAACGGTAAACTCGTCCCTGACACAACTGATTGAAGATTCTATTGCTGGCTCTGCGAGCCAGTCAGTCGCAGGCGGAGACTGGACTCTGACGACCACCGCAGGTGGTGTATCCAACCAAGCTCGTTTGGCTATCCTAATTGCTACCGGTGCGCCCGGAACAACAAGATACATCTACGCCCCGCAGTTGAGCAAGATGTACGTTGTGGTCAATAACTGTACGGATCAAAGCTCTGTTTATATCCGTGGCGGCACATCGTCTTCGTACACTACCGGCGTTGAGATTGAGGCTTTGGGTTCAGCCTTGGTTGCATGGGATTCCACAGCTAATGATTTTGTAAAGATTGCAGGTGGCGGTGGAGGTGCAGCCGGTACAGGCGCAAACCAGATATTCTTCCAGAACGACCTGACAGTCACTGGAAGCTATACCATCCCCACGGGGAAGAACGCCGGTACGTTCGGGCCAGTTTCGATAAATTCCGGTGTCACAGTTACAGTTCCAAGTGGTTCTGTATGGACAGTTGTTTAAAGGATAAAACATGAGTTCAGTAGCCATTTCAGGAAACGCAAGCGGGGCAGGTGTCCTGACCATTGCTGCGCCCAACACAGCAAGCAACTTTACGCTGACGCTGCCAGCAGCAACAGATACGTTTGTAGGTAAGGCCACAACCGATACGCTGACAAACAAAACAATAGATGCCTCACAGTTAGTAGCAGCAAGTGTTACTACCACGCAGTTGGCAACTGCGGTACAGCCTGTAGGCGTTGGTCAAACATGGCAAAACTTAAGCGCAAGTAGAGCCGCTGCAACAACGTACACAAATAGTTCAGGCAGGCCAATTACTGTATTTATTATGGGAGGCAGTTCTGCAAGTAATAGCGTAATTATCGGCGGGCTAACTACGCAAACATTTGCGGCATTTGTCCCTGTAACTTTTATAGTTCCAAACGGTGACACATACAGAATTGCAAGCGTAAATAGCGGTGTATTTTGGCTTGAATTGAGATAAGGACAGATCATGAAACTGTTTAAAGACGCTAACAACAACATTTTTGCTTATGAGCTTGATGGCTCGCAGGATGATTTGATTGGCAACAAAACGCTAATCACAGATGCAGAAGCTGATGCCATACGAGCAGAGCAACAAGCGGTTTTATTTGCTGTACTAACCTACGCGCAGAAGCGTGCGGCTGAATATCCGCCAATGACTGACTACCTTGATGGCGTGGTCAAAGGTAACCAAGCGCAGATCGACAAGTACATAGCTGACTGCTTGGCGGTCAAAGCTAAATATCCAAAGGTGTAAACCATGACAGCAAAAATAGATGGAACTTCGGGACTTCTCCAGCAGTACGACTACCAAGTCTCAACGACTGGGTTCTCTTACACATTCGCAGCAGGAACAACTGTTCTGGTGATGAACCCTGCTGGTACGCTGGCAACAGGCACAATCACAATGCCTGCGGCTCCTGCTGACGGCATGACCATCACGTTCAGTTCAACCCAGACAATTACCGCGTTGACTGTGAATGCAAACACTGGTCAGAGCATTGTCAGTGCGGCAACGGTTCTGCCTGCACGACAAGCTGGTGGCTATATATACCGACTGTCAAACACGACTTGGTATCCATACGAGTCAGTACCAACCAACGTGCCAGCAACACCTGCTGGCGGCAGCATCATCACTTCCGGCACTGCTGTTGCATCTACCAGTGGAACAAGTATTGACTTTACTTCTATCCCGTCATGGGTGAAGCGCATTACTGTGATGTTCAGCGGGGTAAGTGCAAGTGGTATATCAAGTTTTTTGATTCAACTAGGTTCGGGTTCAATAACTTCTACTGGTTATGCAAGTGGCGCAGCAAATATTTATAACGGTGGATCTCCTCAAACAGTCACATCGACAAGCGGGTTTATATTAACCAATGCTTCTGCGGCATCTGAACTTTCAAGTGGCACAGTTGTGTTTAATTTGATTACTGGAAACACTTGGGTTTCAACAGGAAATTTGCAAGAAACAACAGGCGCAAGAACCAGAACTTCTGGTGGAAATGTGGCATTGTCTGGCGCACTTGATCGGCTGCGTATTACCACATCGAATGGAACTGATACTTATGATGCCGGAACAATCAACATTATCTACGAGTAAAAATCATGACACACAGAATTGAAGTTAACGTACAAACAGGCGAAACCACATTCATTGAGTACACGCCTGAAGAGCAAGCTACATACGATGCAGCGGTAGCCGCACAGCAAGCCGAACAACAGGCGCAGCCGCCTGCTGAACAAGGAGTTCAAACATGACAGCCACAATTAGCGGATCATCCGGCGTAACTTTCCCGGCAGGTGGAACAGGTAACCCTGCTGGCACAGTCGTTGGCACGACCGACACTCAGACGCTGACAAACAAGACGCTGACCAGTCCGACAATCACTGGGCCGAGCATTTCCAGTGCCGTTATGACTACGATGGCATCCAGTGTTATTACACCTGCTACTGCGGTTGCATCAACTAGCGGAACAAGCATCGACTTCACAGGCATACCTTCTTGGGTTAATCGCGTAACCCTGATGTTCAGTGGCGTGTCAACCAGTGGAACTGCGTTTGTCTTAATACAACTTGGCGCTGGCTCCGTAACAACAACAGGCTATGTAAGCGGCTCTCAACTCCAGTCTGCTACTGCTGTTAACTTTACAAGCAGTACATCTGGTTTTGTTTTGTACTACAACACAGGAACAGATGTTGGATATGGCTCTATGTCATTTAGTCGAGTGACCGGCAATACTTGGGTTGGTAACGGTTATTTTTCTAAAAGCGGTACTGTGGCAACTTTAGGTGCTGGTGGCATCGCGCTTGGCGGCACGCTTGATAGATTGCGAGTCACCACATCAAACGGCACAGACACCTTTGACGCTGGTTCAATCAACATAATGTACCAGTAAAAAATTGATCCGCTCAGCCTTCTTCTTGCCGCCAATGCCTGTGTCGCTGCTATCAAGCAGGGATGCAAGCTGTACAAAGACGCTAAAACGTCTTTCATGGAGGTCAAGAAGACTGTTGATGAAATTGTTTCTGATGCAAAGCAGGTTCGGAGTTTTTGGCAAAAGCTGTTCGGAACAAACCCCGAGCCGTCCAAGCCTGTGGCGAAAAAGACGGAGAAGTTCGTTGCCATTGACGAAACCCAAGTCATGGCTGACATTGTCAGCCAGCTTACCAAGCTGTTCAGGCTTGAAGAGCAGTTAGCAACGCACATCCGAGAGGAAGAAGAGAAGTCCAGAAACGTCTACGACCCTGATGCCAACTTGATGGAAGCTGCATTGCAGCGAGTGATGGCACAGCAGCAGATGGCGGAACTGATAGTGACTGTCAGGGAAACGATGGTGTACCAATCCCCGCCCGAGATGGGTGCGTTGTACAGCAAAGTGTTTGAGATGCGGGAGATCATTCAAGAGGAGCAGGAACAGGCAAGGCTGAAACAGGAAGCGCAGCAGAGGTACAAGCTATGGCAACGGCGGGAAAAGCAAAGAAGCTTCCAAGCAAAGTCAGCGTACCTAGTAGCGACTACTATATTCCTCCTGTATCTCTGGGCGTGGCTCCTGCTGCTGAATCGGTGGGGGAAGACATAATGGGCTGGATCGCTGCCTTGATTTTGGTTGGCCTGATGCTCCCGTTGAACGCAATGTTGTTCATGGACATTCTTGAGGCCAAGCATGAGGTCAAGGCGCAGGTAGAAAAAGTAGAGAAACTCAGGCGTGAGCTTGAACAGAAAGAACGGGAAAAATAATGTTGCCTTTAATTGCATCACTTCTTGGCACACTTGCCGAAAACGGGCTGGGTTTACTGTCGTCTGCCATCCAAGCCAAAGGCAAAGAAGTCGTTGAGAACACGCTGGGCGTGAAGATTCCTGACAATCCAACCTCAGAAGATGTTTCCAAGCTGCGTGAGTTGCAGTTTGCCCATGAGGAGAAGCTCCTTGAGCTTGGCATTGAAAAGGCCAAGATGGAGTTGGCTGAGATGGAGATGTTTGCCAAGGCTGCGCAAAGCGATGCCGACAATGTTACGGATCGCTGGCAAGCCGACATGGCATCAGACTCTTGGCTGTCCAAGAACATCCGCCCCATGTCCCTGATTGCTATATTCTGCGGGTACTTCCTGTTTGCCATGATGTCGGCCTTTGGTTTAAACGCCAATGAGTCTTACGTTTCCTTGCTTGGACAGTGGGGAATGTTGATAATGGGCGCATACTTCGGTGGCAGAACCATTGAAAAGCTGGCTGAACTGAAAGGCAAAAAATGAAGGCAAAACTAACTTTTTTTGTAACGCTGATGGTCAGCTTCACTTTGTGCGTTGTCATCATCAGCATGGTTGGCGTTTTAATGATGGGCTTGTTTGACGAAAAAGTGGACAACGCTGAAATCTTCAAACTGATTAGCCCGGCATTTCAAACCATTGTGGGCGGGTTTATTGGGTTGTTGGCTGGCGTGAAACTGTCCCATGATGAGGAAGAAAAATGAGCTTAAGCACCGAACAAGCCGCATTCTTGCTGGACTTCTGCAAACTCGTCACCTACGCAACAGAGCAGGGTTTTGTTGTGACTGCTGGTGAGCTTGCCCGTACACCTGAGCAGCAGGCCATTTACTTCAAGACAGGCCGCTCAAAGACCATGAAGTCCATCCACCTTAAGCGGTGCGCCGGAGACTTGAACTTCTTCAAGGATGGGAAGATAATCTGGGACAAGGCGACCATTGCTCCGTTGGGCGCATACTGGGAGTCACTTCACCCCAAAAACCGTTGGGGCGGGAATTTCTCCAACCTTGTAGACTGCCCTCACTTTGAGCGCAACGTGGGTTAAAAATGCCATTACAGAAGATACAGCTCAAGCCCGGTGTAAACAAAGAGAACACCCGATACACCAACGAAGGTGGCTGGTATGACTGCGACAAGATTCGCTTTCGCCAAGGTACGCCTGAGAAGATCGGTGGCTGGGACAGGATTTCTGCATACACATACGTAGGCACTTGCCGATCATTGTGGTCATGGGCATCGCTGGGCGGTATTGTTTATGTTGGGGTTGGTACATACCTGAAGTTTTATATTGAGCAGGGCGGTCAGTACAACGACATCACGCCTATCCGCTCTTATGCAAACGGCTTGAGCGGCCCGTTTGCCGCTACTGCTGGCTCTGCCGTAGTGACTGTGACAAATGTTGCGCATGGCGCAACCACAGGAGATTACGTCAACTTCATGGGCGCGGTAGCTCTCAGTACGCAGACGTTTACACGCTCGACCGCCACCAACTTTGTACTGTCCATTGCGCTTGCTGCCAACACGCCGGTAATTCTCACAGTATCTGCGGGAGGCGCATTGCCAACCGGGTTGATTACGGGGTATCAGTACTATATACAAGTGGTGTCCGGCACAACAATCCAGTTTGCCAACGTACCAAGCGGTGCGGCAGTCAGTACAACTACAGCAGGTACAGGCACATTCTCTCTGTATGTAAACACTAACTTAACAGCCGATGTACTGAACAGCAGCTTTGCCGTCACTGTCATTGATGCTGATTCATTCACCATCACCACGCCTGTTGTGGCGGGAACTTATGACACAGGTGCTGGTGGCACAGTCAACGCCAATTATGAAATCCATGTGGGCGCAGACGATGCGCAGCCAATTACTGGGTGGGGCGCTGGCTCATGGGGTTCAGGATCATGGGGCACAGGGCAGTCTGGTACTGCTGCGGCTCGTCTTTGGTATCAAAACAACTTTGGTCAGGACTTAGTTTTTGGTTACCGTGGTGGCCCCCTGTATTATTGGACAGGCTATATTGGGACAACTGGGCTTGGCGTCACAATCACGCTGAACTCACAAACAGTATCCGCAGTCAATACGATTACCGAGTACATCACGTTCTCAACAGCAATTGCTACCGGCACGCCCGTCAAGCTCACATCTACCGGTACGGTTCCGGGCGGTCTGACTGCAAATACGGTGTACTACATTGTGAACCCCGTAGCAGCTACGGCGCAGCTTGCCACGACTGTGGGCGGTGCTGCAATCAACATAACAGGCGCAGGCACAGGCACGATCTCAATTTTTACCCCCGCCACGTTCACTGCGCTTGGTACGCTGAACAACAATACGGCTATCCAAATTGTCAGCACAGGCACTTTACCCACAGGCATGACGCTTGGCACAACGTACTACGTCAACAACTTCTCTGGTAGTACATTCAATATCTCAGCCACATCAGGCGGTGACTTGATTGTTCTGACCGGAACACAGACCGGCACGCACACAATTTATCCTCACGGCATTGCGGTAACCGAGCTTTCAGGGGCATCTAATGTCCCTGCTTATGTGAACTACATGATGGTGTCAGATACCAGCCGGTTCACGATTGCATTTGGCTGCACGCCTTACGGTGGCGGCGACTTAGACCCTATGCTGATCCGCTGGTCTGACCAAGAGTCTGTAGTCAACTGGACTCCTGCGGTAACCAATCAGGCGGGGTTTGTGCGTCTATCACACGGCTCTCAAATCTTGACAGCAGTGCAGGCGCGGCAAGAGATTGTTGTGTTCACTGACACATCTATCTACTCTATGCAGTACCTTGGCCCACCCTATGTGTGGGGCACACAACTTCTGGGCGACAACACATCCATAGCCGGATATAACACAGCCATCATTGCATCTGGTGTGGTGTACTGGATGGGTGTAGACAAGTTCTATAAGTACGATGGTCGGGTTGCCACCCTCCGTTGCGACCTGCGTCAATTTATCTACGGCGACATTAACCTTGACCAGCAATCTCAGTTCTTTGCTGGTACGAATGAAGGTTTTAACGAAGTCTGGTGGTTTTACTGCACATCAGGCTCTACGGTCATCGACCGCTACGTTGTGTATAACTATGCTGAAGATGTCTGGTACTACGGCTCAATGGGCCGCACAGCTTGGCTGGATTCTGGCTTGACCAATTACCCGCTGGCGGCAACGTACAGCTACAACTTGGTGTTCCATGAGTATGGAATTGACGACAATACCACCGACACAACTCAAGCCATAGAGGCGTACATCACCTCATCGCAGTATGACATTGGAGACGGACACAATTTTGGGTTTGTCTGGCGCATCGTGCCTGACCTTACCTTCCGGGGGTCGTCTACTACAGGACTGACTCCGCAGGTCACCATGTACTTACTGCCGCTTCAGAATTCGGGTTCTGGGTACAACGACCCGGTGGAGTCAGCCAACCAATCGGTTGGCGGGGTCAGCTACGCCAACGTAGACCGCATCGGTACATACACCGTAGATCAGTTCACTGGACAGGTTTACACGCGAGTGCGCGGTCGCCAGATGTCTTTGAAGATTTCATCTAATCAGATTGGTACGACATGGCAGCTTGGTGCGCCTCGTATCGACATCCGACCTGACGGCAGGAGATAAATATGTCAGCAAAAAATGTTCGCGCACCCAACCTACCGTTACCGCCGGATGAGTACGACCGCCAGTATATGGACAAGCTGCTTGCAAGCTTGCGGCTATATTTCAACCAACTAGACAACGTTGGCCCGATTGCGGCGGCTACAGAAATTAACGGAGCAGATATTGTTGCTGCTTTAAGCTTTGTCCGGCCCAGCCCAACAGTGCCGAATACGTTTATACTTAGCTTGCCAACGCAAGCTGATACAGCCAATTTGCGGGTTGGCGATATTTACTACGACACAACAGCATCTAACGTGTTGAAGATTAAAACATGATGCCGCCAGTAAGAGAAAAGATATACGAAGATGCAGATGCGCGAGTCCTGTGCGACTACATACTCAACCGAACAAAGGTGACCCTGCATCTGAACTTCAACCCCGGAGCGTGGTCACCGGCCAAATTCAAGCGGTACAAAGGCATCTTTGCAGAGCAAATCCTGCCATTTTTGAGAGACAAAAGTTACAAGGAAGTGTATGCTACACCCTTTGAGAACGATGTCAAAGCACAGAAACTGATAGCCATGTTTGGCTTCAAAGAACTTAGTCGCAAGCAAGGGCTTGTTGTGATGAAACGAGGAGTTTGATATGCCAGAAGCAGCAATACCATTAGTAGCAGAAGGAGCCGTTGCAGGCACAATGACTGCCGCAGAGATTGCAGCAGCCGAAGCTGCTGCCGCAGCCGCAGCCGAAGCCGCTACCGCAGCCGCAGTCGAACAAGCCGCCGCACAAGCTGCCGCCGAACAAGCCGCTACACAGGCTGCTGGGCAAGCCGCACAAACGGCTACAAACCAATCTGTGCTTGACGCAGTAAATTTGAACCCCGTTTCTCCCAGTGGTGGAGGGCTTGCGGATTTGGCGGTCAATACATACACCGGCCCCGGCTCAATGAGCAACTTTGGAGAGGTGGTCAATCCGTTTGAAGCTCCACCGCCTGCGGCACCTCCTGTTGCTGGGCCTCCTGCGGCACCTCCTGTTGCTCCTACTGCTCCGCCTCCTGCTCCACCGGCTATGCCGCCTTCCAACTATGGCTATACGGGCGCTCCCCCTGCTGAACCGCTTGTTGAATCTGCGGCAACTACTCCAGTTAACCCTTCAAACCCAGTTCAAGCGACATCTACACCCTTGCGTACTTCGGGGGGGTTTGATACTGCCGGTTTTGAAAATCTAAGCGGTATTCAAGCATTGGCAAACGAAGTTGGCGCAACAAGCGCGTTTAATACCCCCGCATCTACGCTGACACAGTATGGCGCTGGTGCGCCTACGTCTACCCTACCGACAACTTTTAATCCTGCGGCACCAATGGCTAATCCCACATATGCGCAATCGGGACTACAAGGGTTGCAAACAAATTTAAGCGGCCCACTGGGTTCCAACCTACCCCCACCATCGGTAACTCAAGCGGTTAATCCGGTTGGCGCAGATCAGTTCACCCAAATGCAAGTACGGGGGGCGTTGACAGGCGAAGGAATGAATCCGGGGGTTTATCAGGAAGCGGTAGCCAAAACACCGTTTTCCCCTGTCGGTAGTACACCCGCCCAAGTTGCTGGCAATGTTTCAAACTTTGGCGCAAATACGTTGCAGCCGTTTGAAACAACGCCGGAATACGCTGATGCAATGAAAGAAGCGTACAGAGGAATGGAACCGGTAAAAGCTGTTTCAGGTGAAACAATTTACCCACAAACAATTGGTTCAGGTGCCCTTGCCCCAGAAGTTGGTGGACTTCAAAGTGCTTGGCAAGATTTTACAAAAATGTCGTTGCCAAACAAGTTGATGACAGGCATGCTGGCTTCTAGTGCATACGAGATGCTGAATCGCCCCAAACCATACGAAAAAGAAAAGTACAAGTCCACATGGAATGGCAGCAACTACACAGGATACCAACCCGTGCAGCCAACACCGTATAGACCCAACTACGCACACGGCGGTCTGGCTGATCTGGGTGGTTACTCCGACTATGCTCGTGGTGGGCGCATGCTCAAAGGGCCGGGAGATGGCATGTCTGACGACATTCCTGCGACAATCGCCAACAAGCAGCCAGCACGCTTGGCCAACGAAGAGTTTGTAGTACCTGCCGATGTCGTGTCCCACCTCGGTAATGGCTCCTCAGAAGCTGGTGCCAAGGTGCTGTACAAGATGATGGATAGAGTTCGTCAGGCGCGTACTGGCAACAAGAAACAAGGCAAGCAGATCAACCCTGAAAAGTACTTGGCATGAACAACCAAAAAGAAGGCAAGTTGGAATGGTTCGGAGGCAATGAAGATGCTTTGCGGATGTTCCACGCCTTTGCTGACTTGGCACATATTTGGGACGATCTAGTAGACAAAGATAGTCCTGTATCTGCAAATCAAATTAACCAAGCGTTTTTGACTTGCCTTGTGTACTTGCCTGCCAACCCGTTTTACCGCAGTATTCAGAATGAGATACTACCTATGTGGCTCACGGTAGTATCAGCGTACGAAACGGCAAACTTTTTTGAAACAAACAAAGATGCGCATGGGCTTGAAATTGCGCACGGTCTTCGGTACGCTGCTGGCAACATCATGGCTTATGCCGTCCATGTCTGTGTTGGCCCAGAAAAAGCCAAAGAGTGTTTGCCTGAGATGTGGAAAACAATTTTTTTTGAGCGGTTTGACGATTACCGCAAGGAGCATTTAGATGTTTAAGCTGCGCAGCATTATTAATTTTTTCATTCCCACATTTTGTTTTGGGGGTGGTGGTGGCGGAGGTGGTGGGCCAAATACTACGTACTCCCAAACTTCAAACATTCCTGAGTATGCGCAGCCGTACGTTGAGCAGATGCTTGGCTCTGCGCAAAAAGAGTTGTTTAACTACGGTAAAACAGGCGGCGACCCGATATACAACAGCCGGGGAAAACAAACCGGAACCACGCCAATTACGGAAAGCCCGACAAGTTTAAAAGCGTACAAGCCTTTCAACACAGACCCTAACGCATATTTTGCTGGGTTCTCTCCCATGCAACAGCAGGCGCAACAGCAGGCGCAAAACATGCAGGCTGGGCCACAAGGGTTTCAGCAAGATGTTGGCGCGTACATGTCACCGTACGCAGAGTATGCGCTTCAACCCCAAATGCAAGCAGCCGCAAGACAATCTGCTATTCAAGGGCAACAACAGCAAGCCCAAGCCGCGCAAGCAGGCGCTTTTGGTGGTGGGCGCGACGCGATCATGCGTGCGGAACGCGAACGCGCTCTTGGCGACACCCAGTCCAACATCATGGCAACGGGAATGCAAAACGCATTCAACCAAGCTCAACAACAGTACAACACTGGCTTTGGCCAACAAACAGGTTTAATTGGTTTGCAAAACCAACTTGGTGCACAGCAACAAGGGCTTGAGCAGTCAAAGATAAACCAACAGATTCAAGATTACGCTACTGCACAGCAGTACCCGATGATGCAGTTGGCCAACATGAGCGCCTTGACACGGGGTATGCCCATGCAAAACACCAGCACAAGTGTTTATCAAGCTGCGCCAAGCGTGGGGTCTCAACTGGCCGGTCTTGGCACCGCAGCCTACGGCCTGTCTCAGATGGGCAGTTCAACTGTGGGAAAAGCTAAAGGCGGCGCGGTCAAAGAAAAGAAACGCCCAGCAGGTTTGGCTGAGCTGGCACTGATGAAAATGCAGTAAGGAACACTCATGCTTAACGTAAAAACCCTCACCGATACGATGTCCCGCATGCAGTTGCCGCAGTTGCAGCAGTATGCTGCACTGCACAAGAATGATCCTTACATTGTGACGCTGGCGCTGTCTATTGCAAACCAGAAGAAACAGATGAAGGCCGGACAAGAGGGCCAAGCGGGAATGCAGCCGCAGCCCAAAGTGGCTGACCAGCAGATTGCCCAGATGGTGGCTCCTCCCCCACAGCAAGGGATGGCTCCTCCGCAGCAACAGATGCTTCCAGAAGATCAAGGCATTGGCCAACTTCCAGCCCAGAACATGCAGGGTATGGCTGAAGGCGGTATCGTTGCGTTTGGCCCCGGCGGCAGCACAGGGGAAGAAGACCTTCCTGAATGGCTTAAAGCTTTTCCTCCTGAGTCTGGCGTTCGTAGAACGTACCGCGAAGCAAAACAGTACGACAAAAACAACCCGATGCCGCTTAGTGCCACGGATGCGTATTTAAAAAGCGTTAAAGAGAATGCATCCAACACACTCCCCGCTGGCACAACCTTTACTCCTCCGGGAATGCCTGCGGCACAGACTGGCGCGGGTACTTTACCTCCCGGTGCAGGAGCAGTTCCACCTCCCGGTGCGGGCGCAGTGCCACCTCCCAGCGCAGGAGCACCAATAGTTAAACCGGTAAAGCCTGTTGACCCAATGGCTGGAATAACTGCGCTGGATACCACTGCAAAAACTCCTGCACAAGCAAAAGCTGAAGCAGCGGCTTTAAGTGATTCAACTGAGTTGCGCGGCAAGTTAGAAGCAAACGAATCTTTCACAACCAAAGCCTACGACAAGTTGCTTGGTGACTACGACAAAAAAGTTTCTGAAATGCCTGAGGCCTATAAAGGCTATGAAGAGCGTTTGAAAAAAGAAGAAGCCGAAGCCGCCACCGACAAAGACAAAGCTTTGGGCATGTCTATCTTTCAAGCAGGTTTGGGCATGATGTCTGGCACTTCTCAATACGCGTTTGAAAACATTGGCAAGGGCGCGTTGGCTGGACTGGATAACTACCAGTCGGCGTTGAAAGACTTAAAGAAAGCCCAGCGCGAACGTGATAAAGCCTTTGGGGATATTGAAGCTGCCCGAAATGCTGAAAAACGTGGTGACCTTAAAGCGCACACTGAGTTGCAAGCCAAAGGTATTGATGCACTTGGCACCGCCAAGAACCGCACCATTGAGGGTATTGCCAAGATATTCCAAGTTGATACGGACACTGCCAAAGGCATCTTTGAAACTAAGCTCAAAGAGAATGCGCAGAATGAGCGCACAATGTTCACAGCAAAAACAGATTTTGCCAAACAAGCTCAAGCGGATGCCGCAGCATTGCAACGTACACAAGTTCAAGCAAACGCACCTACTGGTTTGGAGCGCATTTACCGCAACCCCGAGCTGTTCAAGAAACACATGGAGTCACAGACGGCTGCAACCGGTATGCGTGCGGATGCTGTTCACCGAGACAAGTGGGCAACAGACCCTTACTTGCAAGCCAAGTACCCAAACATCGACGACTATCTTCGGATAATGGGTGTGTCGCCCACAGTAACTGCCGTACCAGCAGCCCCCAACGCTCGTCCGTAAGTAGTAAACTTCCACAACCGCATGCAGTTCGGCCTGCTGCGGTTGTAAGACCCTGCCGCACAATTCGGAAAATACTATGCCTCAAGCTGTTCCATTACCAGACGGTACTCAAGTATTAATTAGAGACGGGGAGACCCCGGAACAGGCATACGCCCGAGCGCAGCAGATGTACCCTGAAGCCTTTAAGCGCCCAGAACCACAAGCTAAACCTGAGTCTGGATTTATTCCTGCCGCCAAAGCAGGGATTGCTTCATTAAAAGGCGACGTTGCTGCGCTGGCCGGTAAGACCGGATTGATGGATGAAGCTGCGGCTGAGAAGTACATCCAAGAACAAGAAGAATATAAGAAGCGCACATTTGCGCCTACCCAAGAAGGATGGCTCCAAGCCCCCTTAACCAAAACCACTGAACTGTTGGGCGGGTCTTTGCCGTACATGGCCGCGCCTGTGGCCGCTGGTCTGGCTGCTTTGGCATTACCAGAAGCTGCGGCTGCTGCGCCTGTGCTTGGTGGGTTACTTACTGCCGGAGAAGCCGCAGGTATTGGTGCTACCGGCCTGACCTCCGCTGCGCAGTTCACTGGTTCAAACTTGTCCCGTCAGATGGACGAGGGCAAGAAACTGGGTGAGACTTCTCTTGGCTCTGCGTTTGCGGCATCTATTCCTCAGGCTGCGTTGGATGTACTGAGCTTAAAGATGCTCCCCGGTATTCGTGGAATTTTCTCGGCTGCTGGTAAAGAAGTTCCAGAGAAAGTGTTGTTGGAGGCTACTAAGCAATCTACTGCGCAAATTGCCAAAGATTACGCACTTGCTACAGGTAAGGCAATGGGCACCGAAGGTCTGACCGAAGCGGGCCAACAGGTGTTTGAACGTTTACAAGCGGGCCTGTCTATTACCGACGAAAAAGCTCGAAGTGAGTATTTTGATAACTTTATTGGGGGCGCTGTTCTTGGCGGCACATTGGCCCCTGCTGGTAGGTATTTTGAACGCGGGGAAGAGCGCGGCAAACAACGTGGCGCAGATCAAGAGGAGTTCAAGAAACTTCGCGCCGATGAAGAAAAGCGGCAGGAAGAAGAGAAGATTCGCCTCAACAGCCCAGCGTACGCCCAAGAAGTGTTCCAGAAGACGCAGGACTTGGAAGCCCAGCGTACGGCGCTCAAACAACAGTTAATTCCAATAAAGAAAGGCGTGTCTCCAGAAACGGATTACGCAAACAATCGAGAAGTTAACCGCCAGATTGATGCCATAAACAAAGAACTTAAACCACTGGCTGATGAGTATGTGCGTGTCAAACCTATTCTGAAACAAGCAGCAGAACAGGCACGTGTTGCCAAGTTAACCCCGCAAGAATATGCGTTTGGCATGGAGCCTGAGGAAACGGCAAAAAAACCCGCTGAGCCTGAGCTGTACGAACAACAGATTGCCAAGCCGCCTGAGCCGCCGAAGGCAGAGGATATTGCAGCGCAGCATGCTGCCCAGAGTATTCAGTTGGCCAATGACCAACAACTTTCCGGTGAAAAAGCCCCCAACGAGGCTGTGTCCGACTACGTTTCATACTTGATGCGTAACCCAATGCTGGCGGATCAGATTGTCAGTAAACGTATGCAATTACCCGGGTTGCCTACCGGTGTGCGTAACTCTGCGGTTTTAGATGCGTTGAAGTTGCAAATTGCTCCGGGCTTTAAGCAGGAGATGGAAACACGCAAAGCAGCTTTTGGTGCCGCTAAACCCGCAGAAAAAGAATCCCCACATGTGCAGGCGTTCACCTCGTACATGGACGACCTCAAAGATACGCGCAATGACGTTGGCGATGACATGTTTTTCAAATACATGGTCGAGCCAAAGCTGGAGAAAATAAGTGAGGGTAAACCCCCAGTAATTGCTGTAAACCCTGAGTTGAAACCGTTTGCGCAACCTAAGCAAGCTGAACGTGTGCGTAGCAAAATAAACACACTGCTTGATGAAATAGACCAAGCTAATACGGACAGAGATGCCGCACTGCGCTCAAACAACCGCGATGCGGCAACTGCTGCGTTTGAAAGAGGTAATCAGGCACTTGAGCAACTCAACGCTTTTGCAGAACCAACACCTGCTGGCGACCTGACAAAAGGCAAGTTCCCAAGCGCCGCAACAAGCCCACAAGCCAGCGTTTACGCCCAAGAAGTACTGCGCACACGCAACGAGCAAGACACCGCTTTAAACACGATTGAAGACAAGATTGATCGTCTGCGTCGCGGTGATGCGTTGGGTAAAGAACGTCAACGTATACTGGATAAAAAAACAGGTGAATACAGAGAAGAACTACTGCCGTACGGCCAAGGCGCGTCTGCGGCCTCTCCTGCGGTGTTGGCTCAACAAGCTGAAGAAGCCCGTGGCAAATACATTTCTGCGGTGTTGGAAGAAGCTGCCATCCACCGCCGTGTTGCGGGTAAACCCGCACTAACCTATGATGAGGCAATCAAAGCCGCGTCGCGCATTCATGATGTGGTGGGTGAATGGTTGAGCCGCGCACAGGCTGTGCCTAAAAAACCAGAGCTTGAAGAAGTAATTGTGCAGCCTGCACAGATGCGAGCCAACAAGATTGTGCGTGGCGCTGTTACCAAACGTGTTTTGAAGACCCGTGATCTGGCTACCACGCCGTTGAACGACATTGCACGCCTGAGTGACAAAGAAGTAAAGCATTTCAAAGCGCAGATTGCCAAGGTTGTTGACAGCCTGTCTCAGATGCCATCACAGGTTTCACGTGAAACACCGCTGCTAAAACAGCAGTTTGCTACTACGGAAGCTCAGAAGGTTGCTGAAGCCCGGGGTGAAACTGCCAAGACGGCGGGTGGAGAGATGCGCCGCCTGCGTGAATACGTGGGCAACATGATTGACAAGGCGCTGACACGGAACATCCCAGAAGGCGCGGTCACAGAAACTGAAGACGGCCCGATCCGCACTCAAGGTATTCGAGAAGCACTGGAACGCGTCAAGGAAATCATTGAAGACGGCAAAGCCAGCAAGCCTTTGTTGGACGCAGCTCAGAACCAAGCCGCACGCATCCTGCGCGGTGAAGACCTCGGCAAGCAAACTTACACCCGCCGTGAAGCTGTCCCCGGCAAACGCGTTGTAGAGAATGTCCCCGGCAGAGAAGCTGAAACCCGTTTTGGAGAACGCCGTACATACAAATCAGTAGGTTACGAAGCCGCGCTGGCACCCGAGGGTAGCTCATTGCGTGAGCTTCAAGATGCCATAAAGCTGTATGAAAGCACAGCTCAAGAAGGTGAGATTGCTGGTGAAGGCGCAAAAGGTCAAGGCCAGTTGTTCCCTGAAACACGCAAAGACATTGGCTACATCCGTGCCACACCGGCCAACTTTGCCAAGTCCCCTGAGATTAAACCCGTGTGGGAGGCGTTGGATCAGGCACGCAAGCTCAAGGCAAAAACAGAAGCCAATCAGAAAGCACGCGCTACCAGAGACAAGCAAGGTTTTGCGCAAATTGAAGCAATAGAAGAACAGCTTGAAGCCCTTAAAAATCAAATGCAGTTTTTCCTGCTTAAGCCGGGAGACTTCAATATTGGCAAGTATTCAAATGCAGACATTGCAAAAATGTTTGCGTCATATCCAGAAGCAGGCGTTACCAAAGAAGATAAGGCGTTGATGGATCGTTACTTGCAAGTATCAAGGCAAGGCATTGGTAAGACCGCTGAACAGCAAGAAAAAAACATGTCTGTGTTTACTGAGGAAGAAAAACAAAAAGTAAACAAGTTAATCCAAGACTTCAACACAAACAAGATTCCTGAGTACGAAAAGAACGTTAAGCAAGCTTTGCAAGCACTTTCATTGGGACAACGTCTTGAAAGCACAAATAACCGTTTAGTTGAACTGATGCAAGACAACAATGCGGCTGTGCGTAAACAATCAGAAGCAGCTCGTAAAACTGTTGAACCACTACTGGAGAAGTTAAAGCTCATCAAAGATAGTTTGCGTAACTCAGTTATGTTGACTGACGGCCAACGCGCAATGCTTGACTCAGAAGTTTCACTTCAGAACCAGCGTAATGCGTATCAAAAGGCTATGGCCACCGCGATGGGCAAAGCCCGACAGCGTTTGTCTGATACGTTGGGTGAGTTGCTTGATCCTGAAATTGAACGCGCACGTCGTGCTTTGAAAGCGGCCAAGACACGTCTGGCTACTGTTGAGTCACAGATTGAAGCAGCCAAGAAAGAAATGACTGAGGGTACTGGCCAAGCGCCAAACTTAATTAACAACTTGCAAAAAGTTCAAGGGCTTGTTGAAAACATTGAGACCGCTGAAACAGAACTGGCCGACTTGCAAGAAACCCGCTTTGGTGAAATTGAAAACGACGTTGTTGTCACCGAAGCCATGCTGGACAAAGACCTCAAGACAGAACGTGAGTATCTAGAACTACTTGAGCGCCAGTTGGCAGACATGCGCAAAGAACCTTTGACTGCGGTTGAAACTGGCAGAGCAGGCGAACTAGGCAAACTCAAGTACCCATTCTCTGCACAACGCGTAGAGTCACAAGTAAAAGCACAGCAAGCTGCTGTGGATGAAGCCAAGAAACGTGCGGATGAGTTTCAGAAAAATGTGCAGGTATGGTGGCCCAAGGTTACTGCTGCGTTCAAAAAGGACGGCATCAGCGTCAAAGACTTGCCCGGCGCAGTGTTTGAAAAAGGCCGCAAGGTTGCAGACATCAACACGCCAGAACAGAAGCGTCTTGATGATTTGCGCGACAACGGTATGCAGGCGGCAAAAGAAGTTGATGAGGCCGCAGTACTTCAACGAGTCAAAGACAAACAGATTCAGATATTTGATGACGAAATCTTTGACGCACGTGGTGAAGTGCAGACGTTCATGGGGCCAGAAGACACAAATCAGTTGGCCGACATCATGGCCGACCCCAAGACAACCAACGTCAAACGTGTACAGGCAACGCTCAAGCTGGGCGCTATGCAGAAGCTGGCTTCGTTGGAAGCGCAAAAAGAAGTGTTCCTTACAGGCAAGCCAGCTAAAGCACCCAAGGCAGCTACTGTGCCAAGCACTGCCGCGTTGGCGGCGGCTAAACCATTCCGTACTGGGTCAGGCGTAGCAAAAGCGTTTACTCCAGCAGAAATGGATGAGATGGATCGCGCTGAATTGCGTGATGCCAATGCTTTGGCCAAACAAATTCTTGGCACCAAAGCCCCGCAGTTGAAAGAACCAAGCAAGCGTAAGCAAGGCAAAATGGTTGATCCCAATATGGGATTGTTTGACGACTTTGAATTTTCTCGTGGTACACCAGTTAAAGGATTGACCAAGGCGGAGCTTGAAGCAGAACTCACCGCCGGTATGGGCGAGCCAGTTACTGGGCGCAAGATTGAGGCAATGGTTTCCGAGAAGTTAGCAGTGTATGAAAATCTTGACGAATACCTGAGCAAGTTTAAAGAAGTCACTCGAAACGATTTGCGCAACAAGATTCCAACAAATGCCAAAGGCTTTGTTCAAAACGGCAAAGCGGTACTGTTTGCCAACAACATTGGTAAAGGTCACGGACTTGGCGTGCTGCTCCACGAAGTTGGCGTGCACATGGGGTTCCGCAATTTCTTTAATGAAGGCCAGTACAACGCGTTGGTCAAGACAGTTAAGAACTGGGCAAACAAAACTGAAGACTCAATGGAAGCGCGTGTTGGTAAAGCCGCCGTGCGCAGGGTTGAGGCTGCTAACACTCCCCCACACCAGATTGACGATGAGTTGTTGGCATATGCTGTTGAAGAAGCCATGCAGATGGGTGTTGAGCCTGTCGGCGTTAAAGGTGGCAACGCAGTCAAGAACTGGTTGAATATGGTGGTGGATGCGTTTAAAAAAGCGCTTGAAAAGTTTGGCATCACTTCTAAGAACTTGACTGCTGGCGACTTGGTTAACTTTGCCTACGGCGCGGCGCACATTGAACTCAAAGGAACTTGGCACGGTACAGGCGTTACTTTTGACATGTTTGACCATACACATATGAGTACTGGTTCAGGGATGCAAACTTTTGGTTGGGGAACATATCGCGGGCAAAGATATGGAACGGCCGATTATTACCGTGTAGAAGCAGTTACAAAAACAGGTGGCCTGTATGACCAGTGGGTAGATCGTTCAGACATAAGAGCGTGGTTTAAAAGTCAAGAACCTGAATTTACAGGCAAACTGCCAGCGGGTATCCCAGAACAGTTTTTAAACATGCCTTTGCGCGAAGTTAATAACGCGCAAACCGGTGAAAACCCGTATAAAATTTTTAAAGAAGCTGTTCAAGGCGAAATAGAAAACATTGAAGAAGAAAGGCCAAAACATGCTTTAGCAGCTTTACCCGCATCTGCATTGCCAGTTAAAGACTATGGGTACGGGCCTGTAACTGCAACACCCGCACGAACTGTTGCCAGACCTATTGTTGTGAACACTAAGTTAAAAACGCCTATTGCCAAACCTACAAGTTGGCGTGTTGAATGGATGCGTGAATTATCCGTTGCAGAAGTAGATAAGAAAATTAAAGAACTTAAAAAGTTTGCAGAAACTGCGGATGAACATTTAAAAGTTCCTTTTGTAAATGCGGTTTACAAGGGCAAACAGTTTCATGAATTGTGGAACACAAACAGAGCTGCCGCATACACAGTAAATGTTTTTGAAAATACTATTAGAGAAAACAACGGCACTCCGCCAACTTGGAAAGAAGCTATTGCTGCAACAAAAGTTGAGGCTAAAAAGGATTTAAAAGACTTTGAAGGTTTTGAAAACCCTGCGTCAAAAGACGCATACAACACGGCAAAAGAAGTTCTAGACACTATTGACGCGCTTGACGTAAACGACTTTCAATACAACCCGCCATCTGGGCCGCCTGTGCCTGAGCCAGCGGGTTACATGATGCGTACACTACACACGCGGCCTGAAAACGAATACATTCTTTGGGATCAACATGCAGACAAACAAACAGAAGTTGTTAAAGATGCGTTCAAACGTATCTATGATTTGTTAGACAGCAGACAGCAAGCAGTATTTAACCGTTCAATAGGCCATGTACGGCCAGATCGGCAAAGCGGGAGTGATTTATATAACGCTTTAAGTGCTGTGCTTGAACAAAGTGGTATGCCAAGTGAGTTGTGCCCTATGTTTACGTCTGAAATGTTGCATGCCGAAGGCGTTGCGGGTGTAAAGTTTTTTGATGCTGTATCAAGACACGCTTCCTTATACACAGCAGCGCCCGGTACATACAATTACGTTGATTTCAGCGACAAAGATGAAGGTGCGCAGATCATCGCTACTGACATCAACCCAGTCAGTCAAACACAACCAAGGCAAAAAGGCGAGATGCTGTTCTCGCGTTCAGCGGAATACACCAACCCAGAGATTGCCAAACACAGTGAGTTTGTTGACAAGATTGTGGCTAAACAAAAAGGCTGGTCTGAAAAGATTAAGGCCAACGCCACAGGTCTAGCTTTTGAGACACAGCTTGTTGATAGGTTTGCAGGCTTCGAGCGTCTGGCCAAATACATGGAGCCGCTCAAGGGTACGCAAATGCTGTACTACTTGCGCATGTACGACCAGCGCATGAACTTTGTGTCACAGGCAATCTCTAACGGTGCACCAGCAATCACTGAGAAGACTCGTCCCGACGGACGCGTTGAGCGCGTACTGGAGAGCAAAGAGAGCGCTAACATCCACAACGTGGTGCAGATTCTGAAAGACGCACAGCCAATGGTCGGCAATGCTGAAGCGGTCAACAGGCAATTCACCATGTATATGGCATCTATCCGTGCAGGTAACAAAGGTCTGAGTTCACTGAACTTTGGTGAAGGCGTGACACAGGAACTGCTGAACGACACTATGGCCGCCATCAAGGCAACACCCGGCTTAGAAGATGTGTTCAAACGTGCGCGAGATGAGTACAACGCGTACAACCGCAACTTGGTGAACTTTGTTGTCAGCACTGGCGCTCTATCTAAAGATGTTGCAAAGCGTCTGCTCAGCGAGAATGATTACATTCCGTTCTATCGTGAACGCAACGGCGTGGCCGAGCTTGTGATTGGTAGTGAGTCTCCTATCCGCATAGGCAGCATTGCGGAGCAACCATACCTACATGAGTTAGTTGGCGGTGAGAACCCTATCCTTGACTTTTTGACAAGCTCTGTGCAAAACACCAACTTGTTGATGGATATGGGCATGCGCAATTTGGCAACCAAGAATGCTGTGCATGAACTTGTTGATCTGAACGCCGCTAAGTTTGTAAAAATATCTTCTGGCACCAACGTGGTCAAGTTCCGTGTTGACGGGGAAGATCGTTACGCAGTGCTGGCTACCGAGAAGGTCAAGATCGGCAACAAGGAATTTGATACTGGCGTGCCCGCCGACATACTGGTCAAAGGTATGGAGGGTATTCCTACACAGATGCCCGCAATGTTGCGCGTCATGGCGATGCCATCTTTGTTGTTGCGTAAAGCAATTACTATCAGCCCGTTGTACATGGCGAAGCAGTTGTTCCGTGACTCTGTGGCCGCGCCCATCATCTCGGGTGCTGACTTCATGCCGGTCATTGGTGCGCTGAAAGAACTGAACTCCTCAACCAAGCAGACACTTGAGCGCCGTGGTATTACCGGTGGGCAGCAGTTTACTGGCGGTGCCGCCGACCTCACCAAGATTCTGCGTGATGTGTCTGAGGGCAAGCCGGGCTGGATGTCTGCGCTTGGCAAGCTTGAAGCTATGGGTATGGAGGCAGATGCTACGACACGCCGTGCGCAGTACAACAGCTACATTAACCAAGGTTTGTCTGAGATGGAGGCAACACTGTTGGCGCTGGAGTCAATGAACTTCAACAAGCGAGGCGCGTCCCCATCAATACATGTAGCCAATGCACTGATACCGTTCTTCAACGCACAGATTCAAGGTCTGAACGTGTTGTACAAAGCGTCAATGGGCAAAATGCCTTTCAACGATCAACTGCGTATCCGTGAAAAGATGTTACAGCGTGGTGCCATGATGGCCGTGGCCAGCCTTGCCTATGCCGCTTTGATGCAGGACGACGACGCGTACAAGAACGCTACCCCTGACCAAAAATACGGCAACTGGTTTGTGCGCATTCCGGGTTTGGATGAGCCTGTACGTATACCAGTTCCGTTTGAAGTTGGTTACATTTTCAAAGCGTTGCCTGAGGCGTTGTACAACAGCATGGTCAATGAGCATGGCGGCGAAGAAGCTGTGCAAGCGTTCAAACAAATTCTGCTTCAGACAATACCCGGCGGTTCGTCATACGGCATACCGCAGATAATGAAACCCGCTATTGAAGCCGGGCTTGGCAAGTCGTTCTACACAGGTAGGGATATTTTGTCTGCGCGTGAGAAGCAGCTACTGCCGGAAGAACAGTTCCGCGCCAACACATCAGAGTTGGCCAAAAGTGTTGGTAAAGCACTGGGCATCTCCCCCATTGTGTTTGAGCAGCTCATCAGTGGCTACACCGGCACTATGGGTACAGCGTTCATGCACGCACTCAGTGTGGGCATACCCGCAAGTGAAACCCCTGAGCAAGCTGTTAAGCGGCTGTCAGACTACCCTATTGTTGGTGGTGCGTTCCAACCCAATGACGCTGGCGGCATCATCAACAACGTGTACGAGCGCATGAACGAGAACCTCAAGGTTAAGCACACGTTTGACCAGATGGTGAAAGAAGGCAACATGTCTGGCGCAATGGGTTTACTGCAACGTCGCGGCAATGAGTACATGCAAGCCGATATGGCCAACAAGTTTAAAGCCAACATGAATAAGTTGACTCAAGCTGAACGGGCGATTGCCGCATCAAACATGTCGCCAGAAGAAAAGCGTGCGCAACTCGACAGTATCAGGAAGATAAAGATCGCCGTGGCGGAGACTGTGAGACAGGTTTCCGATAAAACCATACACCTATCAACCCCTTTCTGATACCAATAAAGGATTGAGTCCGGTACTTGTAAGGAACTGAGGCGCGTAGCCCCAGTTCCTTTATCTTTACGACATCCAACCCGGGAACAAAAAACCCCTCCCCCGGTTTAAGTGTCGCCCACGGATAGATTATTTCCATTGAACTGCTCTTCCTCAAAAGTTATGTGCATAGCGTTGACGCGCATGGATGGGCCGTTGGTCTTGCCCAGCATATCTTTCTTGGAGTACTTGACGCGAAACATCTTCTCCATCTGCTTCTTAAAGTCATCGTAGCTAAAGCTCATGCTGACGCAATGCTTCCTGAGAAGTTGTTCCTCAATGTAATACTCTCTGAATCCATCTGCAAGCGTCCCATGCTCAACACGTCCAAGTACTTTTGATCTGGTGAGCGACTTGTCAACAGACTCGCCATCCCCCCATGCGGCCATCAGGCGACCCTCAGCTTTCTTAATGATGATGAAGCTTCCGTAGTTGTCTCCGGTGTAGGCGTTCAATACATCCTCAGCGGTGCGCACACTGCCACGGATAATGCCACGGGCTTTCTCAACAACAAGCTTAAGCGCATCAATAACTTTCTGCACCTCTACATCAATGATACCGGCGTAGTCCCTGCGAAGAAGCACAGCCGCCGCAACAATGACCGTGCAACCAGCGTGCCAGTAGCGTTCGTCATCATCGAAGTCCATGACCTTTTTCAAGTGCTTGTGCGTCTTGGCTACAACTTGTTCTGCAACGTGCTGGTTCTTTGTCAGCCACCTGATCCACGCTTCTCCAGCCACGCCATAGTTGTGCTTCATCTCCAACAGAATTTCACGTTCTTGCGGAGTCCATTCCAGTTTGACGTTTGGATTCCACTCCAGCATACGCAGAAGCTCACCGTTTGAGCTGAACTTCCTTGCCCCTGCCATGTAGTCTGTCAGGCTTTCGTTGGAAGTCATGGTGCACGTTGTCTTCCATGTCGTGTTGTTGATGCGTTCTTTGTTTGCACCAGACTCCATACGCTCCTTGCCCTGCGCTTCAGCAAAGTCAAAGATAAACGTTGGTGCCCACTCCATGTTGGCACGTTGGGTGTTTGTGATCTCGTCAATCAGAAGCGGCATGCTGTTAAGCAGACCTGCACGTTGCTGCATTGCAACCGGAGATGTGCCCTTACCTGTTCTGTACCGCAGTGGGTGTCCCCACACGCCAGCCTTTGCGCTCAGCACCAGTGATTTACCAGTACCAGAATGGCGTGAACCAATGTGCCACACAAACCCCTCGTACTCCGTGAACCGCATCAGTGGTGCACCGAACGAATCCAGACACACAGCCAGCGCGGTATTCATGCCGGGCTTGTTCACGAATATGGTCTGCCACAACTCACGCCACTTATCTATACTGCCAGCCCCCGATGTGTTGCGGTTGATGTTCTCAAGGCCGGGCATCGGGACGCGGGTCTCTCCACCATCTTTGCTGAACACGCGGTGGTTGTAAACAAAGCTGTCGTTCTCTTGCCAACCACATTGGTACGGCACAACGATGGGCTTCTTGGACTGCGATGCCTCACCTACACAAGCGCGTACATACTCATAAAGCTGTTTGTCGAAGCCAGCAAATGTGGACACGATGTTCTGGCTTGCCAGCCACTTGAGAGTCTCGTCCTTGCTCACGATTGATTTCTGTGGGAAGTTAAGTGTCAGCACGCCTTCGGGACGCACAGCGGCCATGTGAACCAGATGGTCTTCCTCCATCTTAAGCAGGTCAACCACAAACAAGTCGTACGGAACAAGCTGCGTAGTCTTCTTGGATTTCTTGCCGTCCTCGTCTTCATCAATCCTTACAAAGTACACACCGCCGTTCTCGCCGTAGCTGTACCCACGTGGTGGAGGAGGGCGCTTGACTGCATCAATGTGTTCTGGTTCGTCGCTGTCTCCTGCATCCTCAAGCGCAAAGAATTCTTCTTCTACAAAGTCTTCGCTGACAGTATTTAGCGGTATGACTTTCTCTGTGTTGTCAACCTTGATCTCCCTGCCAAGGATCAGCGGATTTGTAATCTTCCCCCAGTGTGGACAACTTGTGCATATCCCGGGGTTCAGCGAGTCTAATGCCAAGCAAGAGTACGGCCCTTTGATCTCAGCCAACTTCTGGTGCATGCGCTCGTGTGGGTACGGGTGCAGGTCGCTTAGCTTAATCGCGTGTTCCATACCATCATCACAGACCTTAGCCCATGACAGCAACGCCCTCCAGATAGGTTCTTTGCCGTCCTCTTGGGCTGTGGCAACGTAGTCAGCAATCTGGGCGCAGTGAGGTTGGAACTCGGCAAAGACTGTGCGGCTGTTCTGCATCATCTTGATCTGTGCAGTTGTCTTCACGTTCTTTGGCCGCGCCCCCGGCAACATGATGGGGTCAGCTTGCGGTGGTGCCTTCTCCTTGAGGTTGGAGTTAATGACTTCAGCAAACGCATCAAAGTCAAACAGGTCGCCTTCCATCAACAGCTTTACAGGAAGAGGTTGCACATACTTCTTCTTGTGGTTCTTGGTGCCCGGCACCCGCATCAGCCTAGCCGCATCTGCGGTGACAGCCATGTCGATGACCATACCTTCTTGTTTGCATAGAAGTTTTATGTTCTGCGCAACAGGTCGCCATTCAGCAATCGTCATGTCGCGGGACATCGGCCAGTAGCAATGCAGTCCCCCACCTGAACCAACAATCCACGGTTTGCCGAGCGCATCAAGCCCGACCTTTGCCATGAACGCATCCAGCGCCAGTACTGCATCTTTCTTTGATGCGTACCCGTCCAAGTCAACAAAGAAAGACTTTACGTGCGTAGCTTTGTCAGCTTCGCGCTTCTTTCCATTGAAGCATGAGACAGCGTAGAAGATGTCGCAGTTATCGTTGTTCCAGTTGTCTATGTGGGGGTGCAGTTCCTCGATTGTGTCCGTGAACACATGTTGTTTTCTTTTCGTGAGTTCTACCGCGCAATACGAGCCTAAACCCGGAGACGGCAAAACCACCGCTAGGAACTCAAGCGGAGTCATGTCTATCCTTTGGGTTATTTGAAGTCGTCGTTAGCGTGTGCTACGCCTTGCTGAAAACCTTCTTCAAAGCCATCTTGGTAGATTGATTCTCTGGCATCAATAAAACCAGCCAAGCGTTCTACAAGCGTCTCAACCCAGTCCGGTGGAACTTTGTCGAAGCCCGTGATGTAGATGTAGCGTAGAAGTTCGTTGTTACTCAGTTGCTTAGGTTGAATGCCTTGCATGTTTTTCTCCAAGCCTCGTCGGCTGTGCTTGATGTTTGTAGGATTTTGAGAAGTGAGCTTGCCGATGGCCGGTAAGCTACAAAAACTTCGCCGCCGCCGAACCAGTTGTAAACAGATTGGCGTGAAACACCAAGTGCTTGAGAGATTCTTACGACAGAAAAGTTGTGGTGAACAGCCCAGCGCCCGAGTTGGTTACCCAACGTCTTCGGCGCTTTCATGACCATGTTGATTGTTTGTTGTGAGTAAGCCATGTTGTAAGGGGCCGAAGCCCCCTCCTCCTTAGTCTTCTTCCCAATCGTCAACCATTGCCGCCAAGTTTGATTTCTTGGCAGGCACGGCATTCGGCTTCTTCTCTTCCTTACGCACAGTAGGCTCTTCGCTTTCTTCCTCCACAGCAGGCGCGGCCTTGGCTTTCTTTGCCTTGGGTGCTGGTGCTGGCGGTTCTTCTTCCTCAGCCACTTCAGCCACGGCAGGACGTTTGCCAGCAATAGCCAGAGGAGCCGCCACCGTAGCGGGTTTCGGCATAGTCATAGAAACGGCACGCTGGGCTTCGGGAGAAGCGGCTTTTGCGGAGACTGTCTCATACTCGTCATCGTTCAACCAGCGCATCTCTTTGAAGAACAGCTTCGGGCTTTCCGACTTGGTATCAAACTTCAGACGCGTCACGACCAAGCTGGGGTCAATAGGGTCTTGTTGCGCCATCAACCACTTGACGTACGCCTTCAACGGACGGTTGTCACCTTCACCATCACCAAAGATGGACTTAGCTGGCAGAGTCAACTGGAGAATGTCGCCATCCATATCGTTGGCTAATACTACGGCAACACGTTGCTGGAAGCGGCATGCGCGGCTGTTGTTCTGACCAGACCCTGCAATATTCTGTGGGCAGTCTTTGCAGTTGGCGTGCTGTTTGTTACCCGCATCAATAGAGGGGGTCTTACCATCAGCCGACCAGCAGTCAGGCGCAGACACCTCACCATCGTAGGACTTGGCGTAGAACACGCGGCCAATGTCTGGCGCAGCGGCAACGAACACAACGTCCAGATAGCGTTCTTCGATTGAAGCGATCTCTTTACCGCCGCTGTACAGACGGAACACGCCGCCTCTGATTGAGATACGTTTGGATGTATCTACGTTGTTGCCAGCCAGAGCTTTAGCAACTGAGGACATGCCCTCACGATTCTTTGCAAACGCGGGTACGTTTGCTTTGTTAAAAAGCGTCACATTAGTCATGTGATATTTCTCCTGATTACTTGGTTGGTTTGCGAACAGAGATTGCGTACTCAGTTAATGAGTTCAATCCGGGTGGTACGAGGCCGGGGTTGTCTTCAAGGAATGTTGCCATGTTGGTCTGCGCAATACGCTTCTCCAACAAGTCAACGGCTTCGTGTTGAAGCACGAATGTCTTGAATGAATCCCAGTCTTGTGTGTTGTAGCGTGTCTTTGTTGACAACACCACAGTGCCTTGGTCAGTGCGCACAGAGGACATGCCCAGTGCAAGCATCTGATCTTTGAGTGCGATCTTCACGGTGTCTTGTTGCCGCTTGATTTCCTCAACTTCGTTTTCGTACGCTTGAGTCAGCTCTTGAATTCGAGCCGCCATCTTACGGTACACCTTAGCCAACTTGTCCATAGGGACAGTGGTTAATTCGTTGTGCTCCTCTTGTGCGGGAGCGTCATCGTCTATTGTTGTAGTCACTTGCTTCTCCTGTTGTTTTGTCTAACGTTTAACATCATACACGGAACAAAATCCAATGCAACTCCTTTCTTTAAATATTTTTTACTTCGCTGTCAAACATGTTTACAAGCAGTTTATGCTCGTCAACTTTACCCTCCATAGCCTTGAATAGTTTTTTCTCAATCGGGCTTGACTCAATGTGTACCACAGTAACTTTGTCAGAGTCTTGACCTTTGCGATCAGCGCGAGCGATACATTGCGTGTACATCTCCACGCTCATCAGTGGCCCAAAGAACACAACAGTGTCTGCGGCAGTTAGGGTAATCCCGTGCGCTGTTGCTTGTGGTTGCAAGACCAGCACGCGTATCCTGTCAGTGGTCTGAAAGTCGCCGATGATCTGTCCACGTTTGCTGGCGCTCACGTCGCCATGAATCTGTCCCACGGCATAGCCTTGCTTGCTGAGGTGCGTCACTATGGTGTCGATGCTGGAACGGAACAACGCAAAGATGATGACTTTGCGTTCAGTCTCCTCAAGCACTTCGTCCAGCACGTGTAGGCGAGGAGATGCGTCGAACTCCACAACCTCCCTGTCGTCTGTGTACGCGGCACCGCAGGATATTTGTAGCAGCTTGTTTACCGCAACACCCGCGTTGACTGCGCTGATGATTTCCCCTGCCGCACGCACCATCATCTGCTCTTTCAGCATTCGATAGTATTTGTTTTGTTGTGGTGTCAT